CTCTTAACGAATCCCCTCCCGTCATTCCTTCCGCTATTTCTTTTGACCAACTCCTCACCGGAGGTGAATTCCCTCAATGAAACCTCTTAACTCTACTGATTATTCTACCTACAACATCGGAGATAAAGTTACCATCCGCCAGTGGGATGATATGGAGTCCGAATTTGGTTTGAACGAATTTGGCAACATCAACGTCCCAAAACATTTCATAAAGCAAATGAAAAAATATTGTGGGCAGACATTCCCTATTATGCGTATAGATCGCTATACACCTTCAGGGTTTGATTCTTATTATCTCGACGATAGTTCTAATATTTTTTCTTTTCCCATGTTTGAACAATCCAAACTCCAATCCGTTCCACCCTCTTCTCTCTCCTTTGATTCTCTTCTCCAAGGTGGTGACTTCTTTTGATTCCCGAAACAACCGATCTTTTTTACCCCACCATCCTTCCTAACCAAAAAATTCTCTTCCCCTCCTTCGCTCAATGTAAAGCCCTCTATGATGATTTTCGCCAAAGCTCTGATCTACGCAAACAATCCATCGCTCACTATATGAACTTATCAGCTCGATTTCATTTCGGTTTTTGTCCTGTTTCTGACGTTACCGCTGTTTCCCGCGGTGATTTTGATTCCCCTCAAACCGTCACCGCCACAGGTGTCTGCAATAAACATTTCTTTGGGTTCACCACTCAGGACGGCAAACTGTATTACGCTTCAAAAATTTATGCCGCCTACCAATCTCTTATTGAATCCTCCCCCGTGCCTACTCCTCCCTCTTCCATTTCCTTCGATGATTTACTTCAAGGTGGTGCTTAACCTATGCCGTCTTACCCTCACAAATTTCGACCTGGCGATACGGTCACAATCCGCGCCTGGGATGATATGCTCTCTCAATATGGCAGCTTCAGCGGTGAATTAGGAATTAAAACCTCTTATATAATCTTTAGCGATAGTATGAAACAGTATTGCGGTCGCTCTTTCAAAGTCAAACATGTCCGGCCATCCATTAACGATAAATATTGGATCTATATGTTGGACTGCTGCTATTTCCCTTTTACTGAAGACATGTTCGTTGTTGCCACACCTGTTCCTGCTTCTCCTATTTCTTTCGACGATCTTATGAAAGGAGCCACATAATGAGTTCGTATTTTCCTCAAGTCGGTGATTTTGTTATGATCCGCTCCTGGGATGATATGGTAAAAGAGTTTGGCACTGATTCCTATGGGGATATCTCAACGCTTCCTATCGCCATCTTTCAAAGTATGAAACAATATTGCGGTCATTTCTACACTGTTGAAAGTGTAACCATTACCGCTGTTGGCTCCTGGTGCTCTTTTGCGGATGTAAACTATGATTTTCCTGTCTGTTCTCTTGTGTTACCCGTCTTTGAATCCTCTCTCACCTTTGATGACCTTCTGAAAGGAGCTTCTTAATGAATTTTAACCCTCAGCCCGGTGATATCGTCACCATCCGTACATGGGATGACATGGCAGAAGAATACGGTTTGAATGAAAGTGGTGGAATTAAAACTCCGTTTCTCACCATTTTGGAAGGTATGAAACAATTCTGCGGCCACTCTTACATTGTAAAACGATCTGATAGACAATCATGTTCTTTTTACGATTTCCCTTTTTACTTCCCTATCTGTGCTCTTACCAATTATTCTTCCTCCTCGCAGTCCATCCCCATTTCCTCCATCTCTTTTGATTCCCTCATCCAGCCTCTCACCACCCCCTGAAAGGACCACCCCAATGAAACAATTTTTTCAAACTGACCCGGACACCCGCCAGTTCTGCCGTGCGCTCTCTCCCACTACATACCAGTTCACTGACATCGTTCCTTTTCACTCCAAATCGGCTTCTCCCAACCGCAATTATTATGCCGTTGCCGCCGAAACGATCGACCTCTCCGCCTACACCATCCGCCAGCTGGAACAGGCCGTTGAGCCTTATTACTGTTCTCTGCGCGGTCTTGTCTCCGCCTATGGTTCTGATACCACCTTGCCGGAAATCCTGCAGATCATCGCGGAATGTGTCTTTGAAAACATCGAAACCCCAAAACTTGTTTCCCCTGCTGCTGATTATCCCCGTGCTGTCTCCTACCAGCGCCAGTGGATCTCCCGTCAGGAATCTACCCCCGGCCTGCCCAAAACAATGTTCAAATCCCTCACCGATTCCGCCGCTGCTTCTTAAATTAAGGAGATAATTCTATGTCCTACTTTACCCGCTATACCCTCGATGTCTTCCGCGATGATACCCCCGCTTTTATCCCGGAACCCACCCGCTGTGCCATCCAGCATGAACTCCAAACCCTTTACGCTGATGCTTCCCCTTGCCTCATACCCTTCGATCCTTCCGCCTATTTTTATGATGACGAGAACGATATCCTCACCTTTGACTCCGAAAACGAATGTCCGTTCGATGTCGCCAACGATATGATCGCCCTCTCTCGCTCCTTCCCTTCCCTCACCTTCCGCATTACCTCCAAAGGCGAATGTGACGATGACTACTGGCGTCAGTATTTTGTCAATGGCAAAACCTGTACCTGCCCCGGCAAAATCGAAATCACTTACGCCCCTTATAATCCCCGCAACCTCGAAGCCCCGTACTGATAACCGTACCACTTCCCATTTTTGTAATATTTTCCACCACCTTGTTTTACTTTTAACATTGTCCTATAACAGAAATCAAAAGGAGTTACATAATTATGAAAATCGTCAACACCGGCATCAAGTACCAGATCTACGATGATTCCCTTCGCACCTTCGATTCCCTGCCCGCCGCCACCTACTGTGTCCGCTTCTCCAAGCTCAGCGGCTTCTATCTGGAATCCCGCCCCAATATGCAGGTCAACGAAACGGTCTATGGCCCGCATGAATCCAAGGTCGAAAAAGTCATAGCGTCCTACAACGCTTTCCCGCGTTCTCTTGGCGTCATCCTCAGCGGCGCAAAAGGTATCGGCAAGTCCATGTTTGCCCGCCTGCTCTCCACTCGCGCCATCTCTGCTGGCTTGCCCGTCCTCATTGTCGATGAAGCCATCCCCGGCATCGCCTCCTACCTCGAATCCATCGACCAGGAAGTCATGATCCTCTTTGATGAATTCGATAAAACCTTCGCCCACCCCTCCGATAATGATAAAACCGATCCTCAGTCCACCATGCTCTCCCTGTTCGATGGTACCTCCAACGGCAAGCGCCTCTTTGTTGTCACCTGCAATGATCTCAAAGGTCTCAATGATTTCCTCGTCAACCGCCCCGGCCGCTTCCACTACCACTTCCGCTTCGATTACCCCACCGCCGATGAAATCCGCACCTACATGCAGGATAAGCTCAAGCCGGAATATTATGACCAGATCGATGCTGTCATCGGTTTTGCCGGTCGCGTTGACCTCAATTATGACTGCCTGCGTTCCATCGCCTTTGAACTCAACACCGGCCTGCCTTTCACGGAAGCCATCAAGGATCTGAACATTGTCAACCTCAACGCTGAGCACTATAACATCACCATGAAATTCGCAAACGGTGTTGTCTATACCGCCAGCAATGTCCGTCGTGATCTCTTCGATCCCTCCTCGGAAGAATATGTTCGCTTCTTTAACAAAAACGGCGATTTCATCTTCGAAGTCACCTACAATAATGATTCCGTTCAGTTCGATAAAACCTCCGGCACTCCCTTTGTTGAAGGCAAGGACCTCACATTTGAATACCGCCACATCTCCGATGATGAACTCTCTGACCCGGATGAAAAGGCTTGCTATGATACCATCGCCCAGATCAAATCCACCACTCCCGCCGCTCTCGCTTTCCGCCGCACCCGCTCCCGCGATATCCACTACGCCGTCTAAGGGGGTTTTTCATGTCCGCCACAAATCCGCTTTACGATGAAGAGCTTCACTGCCGTCACTGCGCTTATCATGGCATCAAATGTAAACGTGCCAATAACACCACTGTCAATCTTGTTTCGGATTGCGCTCATCCTCACTACGGTTCCTATCAGGGCATCTGTTCTGATTTTTCTCCCAATCCTAACTACCCGTTCTACTTCAAAAACTGGACAAGCTTCCAGGATTATTTTGATCACGCCGCCCCGGATATCCCCCGTCCCAACCTGGCCGACCAAACTGCCGCCGCTGTTTTCTGTTTCAATGGCGATCGCAGCATTCTTTACTTTGTCAGCCAGAACGATTTTATCTTCGGCAACCTCTATCAGGATGGTAAGCTCCGCACCGTCTACCGCCAGGTCAAAACCAAAAACATTCATTCTTCGTCCGGCTATTCCTATCCAACCGAAGCCTGTGATTTCACTCCTCTGCCCCAAGGTGCTTCTGTTCCGCTGGAAGCTGTCTGCACCACCCAGCCCGCCTATCCGCCTTTAATCTACACCCCGCCTCTTACCCCGGAACAGGATTGTCCTTACCCCTATGATGAAACTTTTACCCCAAACGTTTGGGAAGGCAATGATTTCATGCCGCCGCCCACCGTCTGCCCCTGGGGTCCCAACGTCCACCGCTGGCTCTCTTATTTCGGCGAAGGTTACACCTTGGCAAAGGATGATTCTCCCCTCGATCTCTACTGTTCTCCGTCCGCTGGCATCCGCCTGCAAGTTACCGGCCCCTACTTCTACTTAACGGAAACTCACCCCGGTACCGAGCTTCTTTTCACCAACAATGAATCCCATCGCAACTTTCTGGCTCAAGCCTGCACTCTTGCCCACCGTGATATGTCCAGGGACCGCGCCCTGCAACTCCTCTCCCGCACAAAACCGGATTGCAAACTCTGGCAGATTTTGCGTGCTCACTGCCTGCCCCTTGCCCAGTCCGCCTATGATTTCACCCAATAAATCGGGTATTTGCGAAAATAGGTGGTTTGAATAAAACCATCTGTTTTTACAAATACCACAGGCATTTGGATGTTTGTTGCGCCTATCGATTTTCCCAGTTGATAGCTCCGCACGAGTGGCATTGTCTCGTACAATACCGCTCACAGCAAACACCCAGCCAAGGGAAACACAACCTCCTGTTTCAGCAGGAGAGACTTACAGTAAAAGGAGGGTAGCGTATATGCCTACTGTATATGTGTTAAATAAAGATGGTAAACCTTTGATGCCAACGACTCGCTGTATGCATGTGCGCCATCTCCTTAAGAATGGAAAAGCACGAGTCGTAAAATCAAAACCGTTTACTATCCAGTTGCTTTATGAAACTGATGATGTAGTTCAACCCCTATACTTGGGTATCGACCCTGGTAGGACCAACATCGGCGTTGCCGTTGTCAAAGCAGACGGGGCGGCGGTCTTTACTGCGCATCTTGAGACCCGCAATAAGGAAGTCCCTAAGCTGATGAAAAAGCGTAAGGAATCACGCTGCGCAAGACGCACCAACGGCAGACGCTGCCGCCGTCAGCGGAGAGCAAAAACCAACGGCACTATTTCTAAGAAGTGCGTAAAGCAAACCACTGCTCAAAATGGTAGTGTTAGTAAACGTGCAAAAGAAATTGGCGTTATCAAGCGCCATCTTCCGGGTTGTGAGAAAGATGTACTTTGCATTGGTATCAAAAACAAAGAGGCAAAGTTCACCAATCGTGCAAGACCGGAAGGATGGCTTACGCCTACTGCAAATCAGTTGCTACAGACACACATCAACTTGGTGAAGAAAATTCAGAAGTTTCTTCCTATCAGTGATGTTGTGCTTGAAGTCAATAAATTTGCGTTCATGCAGCTTGACAACCCTAACATTCAGAAATGGCAGTATCAGCAAGGCCCACTCTACCAAAAAGGGAGCCTTGAAAATGCTGTTTCTGAAATGCAGGAACACCATTGCCTATTTTGTGAGAAGCCCATTGAACATTACCATCATGTAGTACCAAAATCCGAAAACGGTAGCAACACTATCGCCAATATTGTTGGTCTATGCACGGAGCATCACAATCTCGTTCATAAGGATGCTACCTGGCAAAAGAAACTCGCCAAAGAAAAAGTCGGACTCGTCAAAAAGTACAGTGCTTTGAGCGTATTGAATCAAATCATTCCGGCATTGACGAAAGAGATGAATTCTCTTTTTCCGAAGCATTTCTTTGTGACCAATGGTAAAAGTACCTACGACTATCGTACAGCGCACGGTGTGAGTAAAGACCATTGGCTTGATGCTTATTGCATTGCCTGTTCTGTTTTACCCAACGATGTTTGTGATAGCAATATAAACAGCCATGTGCCATACGAATTAAAGCAGTTCCGCCGCCATGATAGAAGAGTGCTACACAAAGCGAACATGAGCCGCGTGTACACACTCAATGGCAAAACAGTGGCAACGAATCGCCACAAGGCTATTAAACAGACTACCGACAGTTTGGAAGAGTTTCGTCAAAGCCATCCAGGTGATGTTTGCAAGCTCAAGGTGAAAGAGCATCATCCTGCATATAGAAACTTGAACCGTAACTATCCAGGAAGTGTATTTCTTGTTGACGGGCAAGTTCATGTGATGCAAGGAGTTAGCGGCTCACATAATGGCAAAGCAGATGGATATTACAATACGAATGGCAACGCATATCCATATTATAAATGTAAATTTGTTGTCAAAAACGAAGGAATTGTATTTGCATAAATTAGTAGACCACCTATTTTCAAATAGAAAATCACCTAATTTTGCAAATACCCAAATCCAACAAGGAGCTGACCCCACTCCCCTCATGTCTTCCCGTCTTGATCCCCTTGCCCGCAATTATTATCGCCGCAACAACTACCGGCAAACAGCTGGCTACCCTAAGCGTGAATGGACGACCGAGGAAATGAATCTTATCCTCGTCCACTCCATCCCCGACCGTCAGCTTTCTGCCCGTCTTCAGCGCAGCGTCCAGTCCATCCAGGTCATGCGCTGCCGTCTTCGTTCCAAATAAATTTCAATTTTCAAAATCTAAGGAGGTGACAATATGCCAATTCTTTGTCTTCTCGCGGCTATTGTTATCGCAGCTCTTATGTTCGCCGCTGTATATGCCTTCTCATATGGTATTGCCAAAGTCGCCCTTAAAGTTCTCCCTGAATCCGATCCCAACGAAGGTCTTCCCATGTGTGCCCGCAAACAACAGGAGGTCCAAGATTCCTGGCTTGCCATTGCTGAAAATGGCCACAACCTGCGTGGCGAATACGCTTTCCAGGTCCAGCAAGAACGCCACTGTTCCTGGTCTGAAGCAATCTATATTATGATTTGCCACGACTGTGAAGATATGGGCATCCAGGTCAATCATGAATACGCTGCCAATGTTTCCGGCTATTCTATCGAACAACTCAACCGTCGTTCTCTTGAACAATACCGCGTCCCCGGTACCTGGAAATCTCAACCTCTTCCCGGCCACGAAGGCAAAACCCTCACTTACGCTCAGGCTCAGGAAGCCATGAAAAATCGAAAGGAGCACTAAAATGAAAAAGAATAATGATAAAGGTACCCTGATTTTTATCGGTATCTGCTTTGTTCTTGTAGTTCTTGATATCGCTGTCAAACTCTACACCATGTAAGATCAAGGCAGGTGAATCATTATGCCCATCAAATTTCTTCTCCTCCTCCTTATGTTTTTCTCCCACCTTATTGCCGATTACAATCTCCAGGGCATCCTCGCCGATTTTAAGCAGCGTTTGTGGTGGGACCTCAAGTACTCCAAGGTGTTCGTTCAGGAACACTATCCTGTTGATTACCTCACCGCCCTCATCGAGCATTCCTTCATGTGGTCAACTTGCATCATAATTCCGCTTCTGGTTTACTCTCTGTTCGTTCCTTATAATCCCCATGCAATTGCCTATTTCTGTTCCTCCATTCTTACCAATACCGGTTTTCATGCTATTATTGACCACCAAAAAGCAAACGAAGGTTCTATCTCTCTTACCACCGACCAGCTCCTTCATACCGGTCAAATCTTTTTTACCTGGCTGTTCTTCGTTCTGTCCTATTAAAAAAAATAAAAACCAGGGTCGCAAAACCCTGGCGTACATCCTCCCATTCAAAGGAGCGTTGCTTATGAATTCTATCCCTCAGTCCTCCCAACAGCTTGTTGAGCTGCTCAAATCCAAATCTCTTCACATCTCTGCTGCCGAAAGCTGCACCGCCGGCCTCTTCTCTTCCTCTCTCGCCAGCATCCCCGGCGCATCCAGCGTTATGGAGTATGGCTTTGTCACCTACTCTGCCGCTGCCAAAATGAACCTTGTCTCTGTCAAACCGGACACCATCAAGAATTACACTGTTTATTCCGGTCCTGTCGCCGCCCAAATGGCAATCGGCGCAGCTCAAAAATCTGGCGCAGAGCTTGGCGTTGGCATCACCGGCATTGCAGGTCCTCATGCAGAATCTCAGCCTGCCGGCACTGTCTATATCGCCGTGGCCAATTCGGAGATTCAAAATGTTTTCGTCCGCCGCTATCTTTTTCAGGATCACGACCGCAATATCATCCGTCAAAAAGCCGTCCTTGCTGCCATGGATCTTGTCACCTCCGTTATCACTTCTACCGGCCGCCAGCCCCACTTTGCCTGGTCCTGCAGCCCTGCCATTATCCATACCGTAACCGAATCCAAAACCCACTCATTCTAATCACTATATAATAAGGTAGGTAATTTGCTATGAATAGAGAACGCCGCTCCAGAATTCGCGGTCTTATCAAGGCTTTCAAGGATCTCTCCTCCACCATCCAGAACGATCTTTCCTCCCAAGTTCAGGACCTGCACGATCTTGAGGAAGAAGCCTTCGATAATATGCCGGAGTCTATGCAGGATTCCGACCGCGGCACCGCTATGCAGGACGCCATGGATGAACTTCAGTCTGCTGTTGATCTCTGTTCCGAAGCCTCCGATGCCATTGATTCCATCGTGGATTCTTTACAGTCCGCTGCAGAATGATTTTCCCTCCCCATCAGGTAGTCTACTGTGCAGTGCATCTCGTCCGCCAATACACCCAGCGCCCAAAACCCTGGGTAATTGATTCCGTTCTCCCACCCCATCACGGTGTGGGTTCCGCATCGCAGCCGCTCTGCCAGTTCCCGCTGGCTTATCCCGTTTGCCTTGCGCCACTCTCGTATAATTTGCCCAATCTCCATATTTTCGTGTCCCCTTTTCAATGTTAGTACAGGTTTCCGTTCTAGTATCTTGAATTCCTTTGTGCTATACTCGCATTATACAACAAATGGTTGTCAATTACAACTATTGGGATTAAATTCCCACCATTTTCCAGTCCATCTTTTCGGACGTCAACGAATAAGGAGGAGCCATGAACACACAAACTATTACCCTTGCCCAGCTTGCCACCGCCTGCCAAAACGCAGCCTACATCAATGTCCACCTCTACACCCCGGCCATGTCTTCCCTTTCCACCTTCAAGCCAGATCAAATCCGCTTCATGTCTGCCTCCACCGGCGTCCCGCTGCTTCGCTTCCAAAGCAAAACCAGCACCATCGTCCTGCAGGCTCTCAACATTCAGGCCGCCGTCACCCCCAGCACCCCCGGCAACGAGATCCCTTTTGGCCGCTGTACCTACTCCTACACCACCTATGTTTTCGTTCTGGATGGTGTAAATTATTCCGTAAATATTTTTCAAAAATCTTGAATTTTACTGTTGACTTCTTGTAAGTAACGTGGTATGATAATATCACAAGGTAAGCAATAAATAAGTAAAGGAGGTTTCCCCGCTATGTTCAAACCCAGTACATCGGTTCCCAAGTTTGGCGAAATCCGGCTGGGCTGTGCTCCGCAAGACCATGCCCTGCTCGGTACGCACAAGTACGTTGGTATTCATCCCTATCTGGTCGTCAGCAATGATGTTTATAACAAATTCAGCGGCCAGTGTGATGTCATCCCCTTCACCACCAAGCGCTTTGCAAGTGCCAGTCCAACGCATGTTGATTACCCAGCCGGTTCTATCCGCGGCCTAACGCGGGATTCTACCCTCGTGGTCGAAGCGCGGGATACACTTCTAAACTCTCAGCTTGGCGAACCGATTGCCCGCTTCTCAGATGAAAACTGGCAGCAGGCCAAAAAAGCCTTTCTTATCCAGAACCCATTCCTTACCCGCTGGGTCATCCCGGAACCCCGCCCAACACCGGTTGCATAGTTTTTCTTTGCATTTCCTGTCTACATACGTTATACTATAAATAACTAGAAAGGCAGGATCTGTATGGGCAAAACTATTATCGATCGGTATAACAATGATTCTGTTCGTATTGATCGTTATCAGCAACTTATCTCTGATATTACCAATGCTTATATTACGGTCAATCACGGCAAAACCGTTCCGCAGTATATCCAAAAAATCATTCCCCGGCTTTCCTACACGCTCGAAACGTATGAGCATCAGTACGGCACCAGGTTTGAATCCTTTTCCTATCAGCAGTACGCATCGTTTTATAAGCAGGCAATCATCGGCAACTCGGCAAGTGCAGTTATCAACCGCAACAAGCTGGTCCTTCTCTCCTGTTACCTGGATTACCTGGTTCTTCAAAACGTTATCACGCTGGATCAGTCAACAGGTCATCCGTTCCGTCAGTTTCTTCAGATGTCACTGGCTGATAATGAGGACGATTCTCAAATTTCGTCCAAGCCATCCCTCACTACCGTTTCCAATCCCAGCAAACCCACTCTGCAGCAGTCCCTTGATTCTTATTCTCAGCAGATGCTCTTTTCTGATGAAGAATTCGAATCTCTGCTGGAAGCTATCTTTAATAACAGCGATCTGGACTGTATGCCCCGTGCAATCTATACCCTTGCCTGGTGCGGTGTGGAGGTCAAAAACATTGCTCTTATCAAAAAAGCGGATGTCGATCTTACCCGTATGGTAATTTACGCCACCGAACAAAATCACCTCCCGCAGGATATTGTGATTTCTTCCTCTTTTTGCTGTATCAACCTTGAAAAAGCCATGCTTGCGCAAAGTATCCTGGTGCCCAATCGTACCGGTGTGCGTGAAGTATCGTTTTTTGGCCGCGATGATTATGTGATCCGTGGTGTAAAAGGCGCCAACAAGGCCGAAACGCCGGACCCGGACGCCAGCGGTTTTTATATCGTCAATAACATCAACCGCGTCTATTCTCAGCGCCAAGAACAGCTTCCGGTGAACAATCCCTTCAAAAACAAAAAAGTTCTCGTCAGCTCTTGTTATAAATCCGGCCGGTTCCTGCGGCTCTTCAAAACACAACAGCTGTCAGAAAAACTCTGGGGCGTTTATAGCAATGATTTCGTTTACTCTTACAAAAAGTGGCTGTCTTACAAGCAGCTCAACTTAAAATAATTTTTCCTCATCGTGGGGCATCGTCGTCCCACATTTTTACGGGCGCTATATTACAAGTTTTCGCAAACACTATTTTCAGGAGGTTTTTCCCATGACTACCGAATCCATGTCCATTCACCGCGCTCTGGTGGAACTCAAAACTATTGATTCCCGGATCATCAAAAAGATCGATTCCGCCAAGTTCTGTGTCGCCGCCAAAGCCAAAGCTACCAAGCTCGGTGCAATCACGGTGGATGAATTCAAAACATCTGCTCAGGCCAGTTATGATTCCGCTATGGATCTCATCAATCGCCGCAACGCCATCAAGGCCGCTGTCTCCAAGTCCAACGCGGTCACAGAAATTTCAGTCAACAATAAAACTTATACCGTGGCCGAAGCCATCTCTCTCAAGCAGCACGGCATGGAATACCTGGACTACCTGCGCAGCCATATTCAGGCTCAGTATTCAAACGAAACCTCTCAGATCACTTCCGCCAATCTCCGTGTGGAAGCCAAGGCCGATGATATGGTCAAATCGATCTGCGGCGGCGATTCCAAAACCAAGGATGCCGATCCTGAAACTGTCGCCAAGATCCGCAACACCTATCTTGAACAGAACTCCATGGAGCTGGTCGATGGCCTCACCAAAGGCTGTACTCAAATCATTGAAGACTTGCAGTCCCAGATCAATTCCTTCAACAACGAAATTGATTCTGCCCTCTCTGTTTCCAACGCCATTACCCAGATTACATTCAGCTACTAAGCTGTTTTGATACCATTTGCCTGTGTACTGAAAGCGTCAAACCACAAGCCGCTTTGTCCGCTGTGGAATAATGACAAAGTTAAAACTATAAACACCTGTTCCACGATCATTAGAATTATGATAAAAATATTGGTTCATTCTTTGTGGCTGCATTTTTGTATGCCCAGCCCGTCAGAATGAATGTTTTGCCCGGAAAGTTTAATGCTTAACGCTTAAACCTCAACGCTCAAATTTCAAACTTTATTTTTTCATCAAGGTTTATTCCTCAACCCCCAAGGCTCAAGGCTCTATTAAATCCTTGGCGCAAGGTCATGTGCATGGCTGTGTCGGCACCTCGCTGTCCTCAAGGCTGGTACATGGGCAACGTGCGAAGGCGGTAGCACGTTAAAACAATCCGCCCTGGTAAGCGGCTGTCGTACAACGGCCAGTATACAAGCCTTCCAAGCTTGGGATGGGGGTTCGACACCCCTCAGCCGCTCCACAACAGAATAACTTCATTTTGGTTTCACACCGTAAAGTCCCGTCACACCGGCGCGGCCGTGGATTGGCCGCACCGGGTAGCAAACGGCTCCACACCTCGGTCATATCCAGTGGTCAGCGGCTTTTTCGGGGTTCTTGCATCCATTCAGTTAAAACAGTTTGTCGAGCTGTCTGCGGCTGAAAATGTTCTGTTCGTATTTCCAAATGAACTGCGAAAAGCTTACGCCTTCTTTGTTATCAAGCGCAACCCACTTGTCGTAAATGGCGTTGTTACAATTTTCCTGTAACTGCGTATATCCAGGTGTTTGAATTTGAATCTATGTACCCGTCACCAGTACAAATATATGTACCATATCGCGGGGTGTCGTCTCCATCATGAATTTATTCTGTTACTATGCCAGGTTAGCTCAATTAGGCAGAGCAGCCGTTTTGTAAGCGGCAGGTTGTGGGTTCAATTCCCCCACCTGGCTCCACCGTTCCGGTTCACACCGGGGCGTCATGGCTCCCAGCGCCGGTCAAGTCTGGGGCACGCGGAGGGCAATCTCTCCGTCAAATCAGTGGGTGAAATAAACTCGCTGGACGCTTTATTCTGGTCTAACCCCCAGATGCTAAAGCAATGGCAGAGCAGCGGCACACTGCCTCAAAACTATTCCGTTTGCACCTTCGGGCAGGTAACAGTCCACCTTGCCGGGTTCAAAGCCGTCTTTACGGCAGTCTTAACACGCAGCACCCGGCATGAAACCGATCGGCGGAACTTCCAGTTGGCTTCCAAACACCTTTCCAACTGGTGGCAAGACGGGAAAGTCCTCCGGGCTGCGGCGAGTGGTAAGCAGCGGTAAGTACCTATCGACATATGGTGAGACGGCCAAGCACGTCACTGGTACCTCAAGGGTGGGATGCCCTTTCACATGGAGCAATACTCAAGCTGGTTTAAGAGGCGTCCCTGCTAAGGACGTAGGGTAGTTTATCCCGCCGCGTGGGTTCGAATCCCACTTGCTCCGCCAGTGGCCGGGTCGCTCCCGGACGATCTGAGAGGATGGGGTATCCCTCAGCCAGAAATGAAAATGCTCGGTGGCGTACTAGTCCCACTGGGAAGCCCCACATGCCCCCATATCTCAATGGTAGAGAAGCGGCCTTATAGCCCGCCTAGCACCAGATTAGTGCGCAATCCCTGTTCAAGTCAGGGTGGGGGTACCAGCCTTATGGGTTTGCCGTAAGGGATTGAAATCGTTTTTTGGTGGTTTATCGGTGATAACATAAAAACCACCGTTCGGTACGGCAGCACCGATCAAGAACCAAACCTGCCACTCATCATCCCGCTGGTCAACCGTGCTCATTTCGCACCGCACTCCGGTCATATCCGAGCGCTTATCCAAGTCGGTTTGGTTCATTGATTCCAACCAATCAATCATCAGCAGTGGGATGATTTTTTCTTTGGTGTCCCGCCTCTCACGGCGTTTCATATTCCCGGCAAAGTCCCTGGTACCTACAGGCACCGCCTTCATGGCCTGCCCCGCATACCGCTTCCCGGTCATACCCGGAAGAGTACATTTGTCACGATAATGTCATCATACAAGTTCTCGCTGTGCGGCTCGAACTTGTCGTTTGCCGGGATTTTATTTTTGATTCTATTCGGGGGAATTTATCTTGTTATATACAAAACAGGAAATTCAATCTTTCTCTGATGAATTTATTTATTCTCGTATGAAAGAACTATTATCCTCTCCTCTTTGTCGTGACATTCCTGAATCTGAACAAGTGGACTGTTTGTTTTGTCTTGAACGTTATGACTGTGCAAATTCTATCCCGCCAGAATTTTTTCAGCTTAATGATGAATTTCAACGGAGAAGATATATAAATCGAAGGAGAGTTGCCAAATGAAATCCCGTCCCACCCCTGCCAACCTTTATACCACTCGCCGCATCGGCCTTAAGCATTGGCTAGACCACTGGCTAGACCCTGAGTCTAAAACCCTTTTCTCTCAGGGCAAATATCCTACCAAACTAACCTATTGGGATCTTCCCGACTGTTTTCTTTCCGGCACTTACTATGGTGCAAAGGGTTATCTCCGCACTGATTCCATCAAAGGTCTTTGGTATCAGCCCTGTTATCACACCAATCACATGTTTAAGGACGATTTCCTTTACATCTCTTATCAGCACCCCATTTCATCTTGTCCTTTATTAGATATTTACCTCTCTTCCCCTGATTCCAAACTTTATGATGAAGTTATTTTCGGCGGTATCATCCCACATTTCCTCCGCTTCGCAGAGCAGTATTCTTTGTATGATTGCACTTCCATCTGGTCACAGATCGAAGAAAAACGTGCCTGGTTCAAAGCCAATTATCCTACAGATTACCAGCATGAAGTTTTGATTCCCGATACCGAAACTTTTTCCACCTACTACCACAAAATTAAAATTCCCTGAATCCTCTTTCACTGAATTCTTATTCAGCAAAAAAGCCATAAAGCATCGCAGCACATTTTTCTGCGGGGCTTTCTATTTTTTACTCTTTTTTCAAAGGGGGTGTTTCCATTCCAGTCGCATTTGTCCTTCTCATAATCCTCGCAGCCATCCTTTTTTGGGCTTGGCTTTCCCCGCACTATGATGAATTTGGTTCCAAAATTCTCGATTTCTTCCGTCAGTTCACCAATAAAAAATAAGGAGTTTTTTCAATGAACAAAACCGTTGGCGCAGTCATCTCTGCCTTTGTCATCATCTTCTGTATCGTTATTGCTCTGTTTTGTACTGTCCGTATTCCTGCTGGCTATGTCGGCGTCATTTACAACATGAACGGCGGCGTGGCGGAAACCACACTCTCTCAGGGTTTTCATCTTGTCAAACCTACCCAAAAAGTTACCACCTACACCATCGGCATCGAACAGTCTTACCTCACCTCCGGTTCGGACGGTGATTCCAAAGGCGATGAATCCTTCGAAGTTCCGTCCAATGATGGTAAGGGCCTTACGGTCGATATGACTTTTACCTACCGTTTTGATCCCGATCATGTCGCGGATACCTTTACCCGTTTCAAGGGTCAGTCCGGTAAAGACGTCAAAGAGGTTTTTATCAAGCCCAACATCATGTCCTGGACCAAAGAGGTCACGGCCAAGTATTCCGTCATTGATCTGCTTGGCGACCAGCGTGCTTCCCTCAACTCGGAACTCACCGCCTACCTCAAGGATAAGTTCGAACCTTACGGCATCATCATTGAATCCGTTTCTCTGATCAATATCGACCCCGATGATGAAACCCGTGCTGCTGTCCAGAAAAAAGTCAACGCTCAGCAGGATCTGGAGCTGGCAAAGATCGAGCAGCAGACCGCCAATGTCAATGCCGAAAAAGAAAAAGAAGTCGCTATCACGAAAGCCAACCAGGAAAAAGAAACCGCTCAGATCAACGCCGAAGCCAAACTGATCGAAGCTCAGGCTCAGGCCGATGCCAACCGCCTGATCTCCCAGTCCCTCACCCCGGAACTGATCCAGCAGCAGATGTATGAAAAATGGAACGGCCAGCTCCCCACCGTCCAGTCCGGCTCCGATACCCCCATTATTGTTGATACCACCAACTAAATCCTGTTCCACATTTGGAGGTGTTCTCATGGTCATTCTTAATTCCGGTACCTTATTGTTTCTTGTCCTGCTTGCTTTTGCTGCCGGCTTCCTTGTTGATGCTGCCATCGGTGTCCGCGCCCATCTTCATGATAAGGAGGACTAGATCATGAACACTTCCAAACCTAACCCGCACTCCATCACCCCCACCACCGTCATGGAATCCGATTTCGATGAACCCACGCCTCACCGCAAACCCGGCAAATCCACCGGCCGTCCCCGCTCCCGGCATAAGCACATTTACACAGAAGCCTGGTATGTTCATTGCTATACCAATCAAATTACCGGCAAAACAACATTGCTTTATTATCCGCTCCGTTACTGTACGGTTTGTGGTCGAATCGGTGGTATGCAGATAGCTCCCTTGTCCGGGCAGAACCGCCTTACCCCTCCTATCGGTTCAAAAGTGTTTTCGGAACCACCATTTGGCTCCGGCGCTGTTGATCTTAATAATTTCACTATTTTCAAAGGAGAATGAATTATGAAACCTAAGTTCCGTCTTGGTGATCGTGTCACCGTCATCAACCCTTATGTTGCCCCCATCCCCGATTATGTCAAGGACAGCGAAATCTTTAATGATCTGTACAAGGCTTTTGGCTTGGATAAAGATATCCGTGGTGTCAAGCCCGGCGATACCTATACCATCATTGAAGCCGAATCCAAACCTCGCACCCGTTCCGACGGCAAAACTGTTTATGCCTATTCTTACCAGGGCAAAAGCGGCAAGCGTTCCGATTTCATCTTGTGGGAAGATGAAATCAAGCTGATCGAAGCCACCAAGCCCGCCCCGGAAGATGATGACGAAGAGTCGGATACCGTCACCATCGAGATCGAAGTCTCCCTGGACGATAAGGCCGAAGCTCACCGCATCGCTCACAAAGCTGTCGAGCTGGCTTTCAAGTCCTATGCCGCTATCACCAAGGCCACCAATGATCCCGCCTCCATCACCTGGACTGATGATGAAATCGCAGCAGCCCGCAAAAAGGTCGTTGAACTGTCCTCCCGCGTCACGGAACAGGGCGGCGATATGATCTTCCAGCGTTTCGGCAATACCGTACACTGCATTGTTTACACCTCCAGCTTTGACGATGAATCCGCTTTCAAAGGTTTCGCCAAACCCTTCGATCACGACCCCTTCAATGAATGGATCGGCAAGTGTGTCGCCGCCTGCAAAGCTATGGGTGAACCCATCCCCGGCTTCATCACCCACAAAAACACCAAACAGGATGCTGCGTGATGGGCACAGCACACGAATTTACCACCCGCATCCGCAGCTTTGCCGAGTGCCAGCGTCTTAACCAGGTCGCCAAAGAATGCGGCCAGGTCGTTGTCATCGACCGCAACGGCAACCAGGCCAATGCCAAAAGCCTGCTCTCCCTTATGAGTCTGGATTATTCCGCATCGGTTCGCGTTGTGGCCTCCACAGCGGAAGAACTCTTTGCCCTGCATACCGCCCTTCTCGCCTTGAAATGATTTGTCAGGAGGTGTCCGCCACGTTCATCCTACCGCGCTCCCCGCCCCCCCCGTTTTTTCGTCAACCACCGCAATCATTTTTTCACTTATCTTAACGGGGGTGTTCTTACATGTTTATCTGCAATGTCTGCAAAAAGATTTTTCCTGATTTCAAAAGTTACGGTATGCGCATGAACTACCGCTTCGGCTATGGTTCCGAAAATGACGGCGATATCTTTGACCTCACCGTCTGTGATTCCTGTGCCGATACTGTTGCCAACGCCATTGAATCCGTCTGTACCATCAACCCCCATCTCACCGTCGATGATGCCTTCTTCCCCTGCGATGAAACATGTTCCGGCGATTGCTCTAACTGCTCCGGTGATTGTGCCGCCTCCCAGGACGATGAATCCTATGACTTCGAGGATGACGAGACCGATGAAGACGATGACGATGACGATTTTGACCCTGATTTTGGCGGCTGATTAACCCTGCCTTTTTATTTTTTCTTTTCTAATTACAAGTTTTCGCAAATATGCCATATTAAGGAGTCCTTTATGCCTAAAAAAAACAACACCATCACCTTCAACTTTGTTGGTGATTTTACTCCTTCCACCAAAAATGATCTGCTCACCTCCACCCCGGTTACTTACGGCGGCATGTCTGATACCCGCCTCCAGCTCAGCTTTGGTGTCAAGGTCGGCAGTAGCGTTCAGTTCGTCTCCCTGCTGGATACTTCTCGCTCTGGCGATGTCATCAAAACTTACGACCAGGATAATAACCCCATTGATATCCGCTGGTCTGACCGCCTTGACCCCGATGTTATTTCCAAGGTTGCTCCCTACCGCACCTACCGCACCAACATCGGCTCGGATGAAACCAAAACCTTCATCACCGGCTATGACCTGGCCGAGTACCTGGCCGAAGCTCTCAAAAACTACACCGGCCGCATCACTGTTAATGGCCGTATGGTCCTCCGTTACGATTCCAAAGGCATCCTGCGCCGCAACTTCAACATTGATTCCGTTTGGAAACCCCTGCTCGATAAAGACGGCGAACCGGTCGAAAAGCCCAAGCTGGCCATCATGGTCCCCTTCATCTTCAACAAGGATTGTATCGACAAAGCCGACCTCAAGGAAACCGGCAAGATCTACGTCAACGGCTATGTTGAATCCTACATCAACAAGGACGAAGGCGATAAGTATCTGCCGTTGCAGATGATCTTCAATACTGCCGTCTACAACATGGATGACCCCGGTGAAAAGTCTACCTATGAGTATCGTATGGGCGAGCTGGATACCAAAGCCAAAACGATGTTCTGCATGATGTGGGAAGGCCGTGTTGTCAACGGTGCTGAAGAAAAGCCGTTCGATGAATCCTGCCTCACTCCCTTCCAGCTGCGTTCCATCAAGGCCGGCAATGCCACTCTTGAAGATTTCCGTCCCCGCGGCTCCATCTACGGCAACCGTGTTCAGGAACTCCGCCTCATGCGCCCCATGCCCCGCAATGATTTCAAGGATGGCCCGATCGACCTCGGCCTCAAGAATTCCGAGTTTGTTGACCTGATCTACACCCCCACCAAGGATGAATCGGTTGCCGATATGGAAAAGTCCGCCAAAAAGGAACCGGAAACTCCGCCCTTCACCGCCCCCACCTCGCGGGATGAAGACGAGCTGTTTTAATTAACCACCAACACAAAAGGAGCGTGAACCTATGGCATTCAAAATGAATCAGATCAGCTGCGATCTTGCCAGCTACCCCTATTACATGCTGCTGTCCCCGCGCAAATTCGGCAAAACAACCTGGTGGCGCAACCTCGTTGTCGCCGCCTGGGGCAATGCCTCCAAGGGTCTGCTCATCTCCTGCGGCACCGAGTCCGGCTTCCACCACCTCGATAACCTCCAGGTCGAAGAAGCCCTCACCTGGGACGATGATTACGATGAAGAAACCGGCCACCGCGGCCTTGTCCAGATCGTCGATGATCTGATCGAAAACAATGCTGACTACGGCATCAAGGGCGTCTGCTTTGATACTTTTGATACCCTCTTTGATATCGCCACCGATGAAGTCATGCGGGAATCCCGTCGTGAAACCGGCAAGTCCTGCAAATCCATCAATGATGCTTTCGGCGGCTACAATCGCGGCTCTGACCGTCTGATTAAAATCATCAACGATCAGCTTTCTCGCATCCGCAATGCCGGCATCGCCGTCTTCATCCTGTCCCATACCAAGTTTAAGGAGCGCACGGACCCCCTCACCGGCGAAAAGTATGAGCAGCTCACAAACCTCATGCAAGACCGTACATACAGTGCCATTGCTGATAACGCCCAGATGGTCATGGTTGGCACCATCGAGCGCGATATCGCATCTGGCAAAATCGAAAACGAAAAGCGCGTCATCCATCTGCGCGGCACCTCCACCATTGATGCCGGTTCCCGTTTCAATGACCTGCCCGAAACAATCACCCTTGATCCGCAGGATTTCCTCGCCGCCTTCAAACAAGGTGTCGCCGGTGCTCACACGGTTGCTCCGGTTACAGATAAGCAGATCGACGCTGCCGCCAAGGCCGAGCAGAAAGCCGCCGCCAAACAAGCAGCCGTAGCCCGCAAAAAAGAGGAAGCCGAAAAGCAGGCCGAACAGGACGAATCTCACCGTGATGAATATTACAACACCATCGTCAATGGCTTCTCCAACGCCTCGGATGAAATCAAAGCCAAAGCCAAGGAGTTGTTGGCCGCCACCGGTGAACCCAAGTTCTCCTCCCCCAACATCCCGGCTGCAACCCTGCGCCAGATCGCTGACCTCTTCGCAGCGTAAAGGTGGTGTCAGATATGGCAGCACCCAAAGTCCGTAAAGGCCGCCGCGTCATCTGTCACGCCACCGGCATCTATGGCAACTCGCTGGATTATTTCAAAGCCCCGGATGGTTTTTATTACCAAACCAAAGAGCTGTATGAGCAAAAAAAGCAGGAATCTGATTATTACCGTCAGGTCGTTACCCGCATGGCCTCCTATATGGGCTATGAGCCGGGCGATGTTTTCCCAACGGTCATCACCCGCGGCCTCATGCAATTCAAGCATTACGGCTATGCCGCTGTCCTTGCTACCATGGAGGAATGCCAGTCCAAAATTGAATACGCTCTGGCTTCCCGCTCTTTCGGTTCGGACTATCAAAAAGCATCCTACCTCATGGCTATCCTTACCAACAATATCAACGATGTTGCCCGCCGCCTCAAATCTCAGCAGGAATTTGAATCCCGTCAGGCTGCACCCCAACCGGCTCCGCCCCCGCAGGATTTCACTTCCGCTGCTCAGCCAAAAGATATTACAGATTTTCTGGAAGGCGGTGACTAAATATCGAACTCCAAACCTGTCTTGATAAAATCAATACCTCCCGTGCTCAAGACGAAGCCTCTTTTGTTTTCTGCCTCTGGAAAGAACCGGTTTTGTTTGGCGAGTACGATCAGGTCAACTTCGGCAATGATTTAACCATCAAAACCAAAGATGCCCTCTTCTACTACCAGCTTGGCCGCGGCATGTATGATTCCGGCTTCCGCAATTTCGATAGCATTTCGGTCGATACTTACCTTTCGGATAAAGCCGATACCCGCAAAGTCTTCTCGGCCTACGGCGGCTACCCGGAAGTCGAAAAGCTCAAATCCCTTGTGGATGTTGATAACGTCGAAGCCTACTTTGACCGCATCTCCAAGCTCAACACTCTCTCCGATCTCTGCGAGCAGTTTTTCAAAACTTTCCAGGATACCTCCCGCTTTGATTCCATGTCCAACTCCCAAGTCTACGATTTTTTCGACTATCAGCTTAACACCATCAGCATGAACTCCACACGCGATATGAAAGTCGAATCTGTCGCCTTTGATGAATCGTATATCACAGAGCTGGATAAAGGCGAAACGGTCGGTCTGAATTACGGTAAAAACTGCCCTCGCCTCAACTGGGCCACTCTCGGCCTTCCCCTTGGTGATCTTTACATGCTGGGCGGCTTCTCCGGCACCGGCAAAACCTCTTTCGTGTTTGAAAATATGATTCTGCCTTTAACCGAATCCGGTGTCAAGTGCTGCATCATTTCAAACGAAATGCAGGTCCGTGCCTACAAACAGCTGCTCACCATCCATATCCTCACCAATGATCTCGGCTACTGGAAAATGACTCGCAAGCATCTCAAGGTCGGTAAGTTCACGGATGAACAAAAAGAAATGCTGCTTAAAGCGGCAGCCATCAGCCAAAAGAAATACTCTTCCATCCGCTTCATCAAAATGTTCGATAACGACACCTCCCGCGTCATCAAGTCGGTTCGCAAATATTCCAAACTCGGCTACCAGATGTTCCTGTGGGACACCATGAAGTCGGACGATGACGGCGGCAATATGGAAATGTATCGCCAGCTCTTGCAGTCCTCGCGCAAAATTTTCCAGTGTGCCAGTCGGGAAAACGTCTCCATCGTCTGTACCTATCAGCTGGCTCTCTACATGAAAAACCAGCGCTTTCTCGATGCCTCCACCCTTTCCAACGGCAAACAAATCAAAGAGGTCTTTTCCGAAATGATTTATATTCGGGAACTCTGGCAGGATGAATACACCGGCGAAAAATGTGATTGTCACGCATACACCCGCACCCGCAAACCGGATGGCACCTGGGAAAAATTCACCACCCCCATCACGCTGGATAAAACCAAAAAGTACATCGTCGCCTTTCTCGATAAAACCCGTAACGATGAAGACGGTCAGCAATTTTTGTATGAAGCAAACCTCAGCTGGAACAACTGGAAAGAGGTCGGCTATTGTACCATCCGCAATGACCATGTAGCCATCGGCCGTTAAAGGGGGTGCGCCCATGAACGCGGCACTCCTCTCCCAACGCCTGATCGGCCACTCGGATGATATCTACACCATCCTCGAAACCCTCGGCTATGAAAACATTACGTTTAATTCAGCCAAAGCCCAGTTCCGCTTTTCACGGGCGGACGGCACCAACCCTACCAGCATTGTTCTAGATGTTGATTCCCTGCGGTTTTATTGCTTTTCCACCAACGGCAAAGGCAATCTTTTCACCCTCATCATGTCGCGCCTGAACTGCACTTTCCCAGATAGCTTAACCTTTGTCACCACCGTTCTGGATCTCGACCAGAATGATTTCTCGGCCAAAGTTCACTATCCCTTCGGCGGCTTCTACCGCAAGCTCCTCCCTGATCAGCCGGAGGATTACTCCGTGCCTCCCATCCCAGAGGAAACGTTGCAGCCATACTTGGGCAAGTACAACCAGATGTTCTTCCGCGATGGCATTGATTATGTAACGCAGGAAAAATTTCAGGTTGGTTATGATTTTCTTTCCAACCGTATCACCATCCCGGAGCGCAATTTTGATGGCCAGCTCTGCGGCATCATGGGTCGCTCCAATGACCCCAACTGCCCCCATCAGGACCGCTGGTATCCCATCGTCAGCTGCCCGCGCAGCAAAACCCTGTTCGCCCTGCAGCAAAATTACCAGCGCATCATCGAAACCCAGAACGTGGTCCTTTTTGAATCAGAAAAAGCCCCTATGCAATGCGCATCATTCGGTGCCCATATCTCGCTCGGTCTCTGCGGCTGCCATGTCTCTCAGGCCCAGCGCAGCATGATCTTTTCTCTTCGCCCCAAAACTATTGTTCTCGCTCTCGATGAAGGATTAGAAGAAGACGCTATCCGGGAAGAAGCTGCTAAGCTTGTCCAAAACAATTTAATCCTAACTACCAGGGTCGGCTATGTCTGGGACCCTGACCACGATATTATCCCCGCAGGCAGCAAACAAAATCCCGCCGACCTTGGCCGCGATGCCTATGTCGCCTGCCTGCAAACGAAAGTGAGGTGGTTATAATCGAACGCGCCAAAGACCCCCGCCTGCAAGAACTTTTCAATGCCGGCGTAAATGTATACAGTTTTTCCAAATTAGGCACCATTGAGCAGTGCCAACTCCAGGCGTGGTACTCCTACATCAAACATGAAGAAGGAATCGACGGTATTTATTCACGGTTAGGTGGCTCTATGCACGATGTTCTGGAACAGTTGATTCACCAGCAAGCAACCTGTGACGACCTTCTTCCTGCCCTACATAATGCCCTGGATGAATGTGAAACCCTCGGCCTTACCTTTCCTAAGGACTTCCGCGGCAATGATTCAATCAAAGAAAAATGGATCAAGGATATGACCCACTTCTGCCAGAACTTTTACCCGCCTAGGGGCGAGTTCAAAACAGAACAGTTGCTTATCTACCGCGTCAGTCCTACCCGCGCCATTCAAGGTTACATTGACCTGATGAAATTGGAACCCGATGGCTCTGTGTCGGTTTACGACTGGAAAACGAGCACACGATTCGCCCCATCTACCCTATTGGAGCATGGCCGCCAGCTTGTGATCTACGCTATGGCATTGGAACAGGCCGGTTATACAGTCAAAAATCTCGCCTGGATCATGCTCAAGTATGTCGAGATCCGTTACACCTGGTACGCCACATCCCGTTCGCGCAACAAAACCCAGTGTACCCGCATCGTCAACCGCTCCAAAATTTACGATACCATCGCCCCCGCGGTCGAATCTGCCTGCCGCGATGCTGGTATGGATGAAGCCGAGATTGAATTTGCCATGCTTGACTTCAAAGAAACAAATCTTCTTGGTCCCAGGTTTCCCATGTCGATTGCCCAGCAGTTCAGCATCAAACCATTTGTGGAGCCTTACCCCTACACCCCGGAACTCAAGCAGGAAGCTCTTACTTACATCAACAAGGTCGCCGATGTCTATGAGTCTCTGCCCCAGGATGAAACCACTCCCTGGCCTGCCCGCAAGGTCGATAAGGACAGTGCTTTCTTCTGCAATAACCTCTGTAACTACCGCAAAATCTGCCCCGCCATCCGGGATTATAACGCCCAAGCCCTCATCGCAGACCCGCCCAAAACCGAAGCTGATTTGTTTTAACCAAGGAGCCACCCATGACCACCCGTTCCCCGCCCCCGCAGGGCTTTTGAAATAAATTACAGGAGGTGAATAAAAACGCCATCAATTTATGATCATTCAAGAGATATAACTCATTTTAATACAAAAAGAAATTCATATGTCTTATCTGACGATGGAACATATTATATCGGTACAACCCGTGCTGGTTATGAATTTTATTTTTCCAAAGAAGATTATTCCCTTATCTCTTCGTACTGTTGGCATAAACATCAAGATGGTTATTTACGAACTCTTTATACTTATTATCTTGACGAAAATAATATTCGGCATAATCACTACGTCTTGATGCATCGGCTTTTATTTGGAGAGGAAAATATTCCGGCCAAAATGGAAATTGATCATATTAACGGCAAGCCATACGATAACCGACGTTCAAATTTGCGGTTAGTTACACATGCCGATAATATGAAAAACCAGGCAATGCGTGCGGACAATAAAAGCGGTTATGCCGACGTCTGGGAAAATAAAGGCTGGGGCAAACCGTGGACAGCACAAATTACCTGTAATGGCATTCGGCATTACCTTGGCCATTTTGATACTCCAGAAGAAGCTGCAAAAGCAGTGGCTACAGAACGAGAACAATCTTTTGCTGAGTTTTCACGAGCATCGGAGGATATGTTCAATGGTACACGGAGGCCATGCTAATGCAGAACTACCATAAGCACACCTGCTGCTCCAACATCTATACCCCCGATTCTCCCGCCACCTATGAACAATATGCTAAACGCGTTGTTGAACTCGGTCAGAACATCCTTTGCTCTTTGGAACACGGCTGGCAGGGTAAATATCATGAATGCCGTGAAATCGCTATCAAGTATGGCCTCAAGTTTATCTTTGGCACCGAAGCTTACTGGGTTAAAGACCGGCACGAAAAAGACCGTACCAACTGCCATATTGTTCTTCTCGCCAAAAACGAAAACGGTCGTCAGTGGATCAACGAAGTTCTATCTACCGCCAATGAGGACGGTTATTACTATCGCCCACGTCTGGATGAAGAACTCCTGTTCCAACTGCCGCCCAACGATGTTTTTGTTACTTCTGCCTGCGTTGCATTCTGGCATTATGAACCTAATTATGTTGAAAATCTAGTCCTTCGCCTACATAACCATTTTAAGGATAACTTCATGCTTGAAATTCAGGCTCATAATACCGATAAGCAAAAGCAGCTAAACGCAAGAATCTTGGAGCTTTCCAAAAAGTACGGTATCCAGATGATTGTTGGCCTTGACAGCCACTATATCTACCCGGAACAATCTGTTGAACGTGATGCTCTTCTTGCCGCCAGTGATATCCACTATGACGACGAGGATGGCTGGTATATGGACTATCCAAATGAAGCTACCGTTCGCCAGCGTTTTGCCGAACAGGGCGTCGTCCCGCCAGAAGCAGTTGACCAGGCCATTCGCAACACAGATCTGATTTGTGATTTTGAAGATTATGATAGCGAGGTTTTTCAAACCAACCGCAAACTTCCCACTCTGTACCCGGATAAAACCCCAGAGGAAAAATATCAAATCTACAATCGCTTAATCAGTTCTAAGTTCCGCGAGTATATGAAACACGTTCCGCCAGAGGATTATCAGCGTTACTTTGATGGCGTCAAGATGGAAGCTCATACTTACCGAGATACCGGCATGGTGGATTATCCACTAATTGACTATCAAATCGTCAAACGCGGCATTGAATATGGTGGCATCATCACAAACACTGGCCGTGGTTCTGCTGTCAGCTACTTTACCAATACCCTCTGTGGTTTCAGTAAAGTTGACCGTTTCAAATCTCCCATTCGTCTGTACCCAGAACGATTCCTCTCTACTACTCGTATTATTCAGACGAACAGCCTGCCCGATATCGACCAGAATATCAGTGCGCAAGAACCATTCGAGCGTGCCCAGCGCGAAATCCTCGGTGCAGACCATGCTTACCCTATGATTGCCTTTGGCACCATGAAAAAGAAAGCTGCATTTAAGATGTACGCCCGCGCTCAAAGGCTGGATTTTGAAACTGCCAATAAAATCAGTGACCAGCTTGAAAAGTACGAAGTTGCTCTCAAATATGCCGATGATGATGATAAAGCCGATATCAGTATCTATGATTATGTTGACCCAGAATATCAGGATCTTGTCAAACGCAGCGAGGTTTACTGGGGCTTAATTGTATCAAAATCAAAAGCTCCTTGTGCCTATCTTCTTTATCAGGGCAGCATCCGCCGCCAGATTGGTCTTATCAAATGTAAAAGCGAAACAACCAAAAAGGAATATATTACCACCGTCATTGATGGCGCTGTGGCTGAAAAATATAAGTTCCTTAAAAATGACTGGCTGATTGTTGATACCGTAGCTCTTACCGCAGCAGTATTCAAGCGTATCGGCATGGAACCTCTGACCGTTGATGAACTATCAGAAAAAGTCAAGGATAATCCAGCCGTCTGGAATATCTATGCCAGCGGTCTCACCTGCGGTGTCAACCAGTGCGAAAAAGCTTCCACCACTCAAAAACTCATGCGTTACAAACCGCAAAACGTTTCTGAGCTGTCCGCTTTTGTTGCTGCCATCCGTCCCGGTTTCAAGTCCATGTATCCCACATTTGAGCGCCGCGTTCCGTTTGATTACGGCGTTCCTGTCATTGACAATCTGATTCAAACAAAAGAGTTCCCATACTCCTTTATTCTATATCAGGAAAATTTGATGACGATTCTGAACTTTGCCGGCTTCCCCATAGACCAGTGCTACGGCATCATCAAGGATATTGCCAAAAAGCATCCTGAAAAGGTTAAGCCGTTAAAGGCACAGTTTATCTCCGGCCTCTGTGATAAGCTTCAAGGCCAATGTCCACCGGGCAAAGAGCCGGTTGAAATCGCAAATCAGATTTGGCAGATTATTAACGACGCAACAGCGTACAGTTTCAACTCATCGCATTCAGCCTGTATGGCCTATGATTCCCTCTATAATGCCTGGCAGAAAGCCACATATCCCTATGAGTTTTACGAGGTCTGCCTGCAGCACTTCTCCAATAAAGGCAAAAAGGAGAAAGTAGCTGCCCTCAAAGCTGAAATGCTCCGCGGTTTTGGTATTCATGAAGGACCTATCCAGTGGGGGCATGATAACCGCAAGTTTATCGCTGATAAAGAAAATCACGCCATTGACCCTTCGCTTCTCTCCATCAAAGGTTTAAGCCAAGGTTGTGCCAATGACCTCTGGAAAATGTATCAGTCCGGTAAATTCACCGATTTTTACTCTCTCTGGAAAGAAATGTCCCATACCCGCAGCTTAAACTCCGCCAAGATCGAAACGCTTGTCCTGCTGGATTATTTTAAGCCATTTGCTGGCGGCAATAAGATTCTCAAGTTTATCAGTGCGTGTAATGACCTCTATGGCCGTTCTCAATTTCCAAAGGACACTAAGTCTTCGTACAAACCTTACATTGAAGCTTACTCCACAACATCTGACCAGCTTAAAACCTATAAAGATTTCCAGTATGATTCTGCTCTTCAAGCCATCTGGAATGATCTGCCGAATGAACCGCTGCATGTCAAGCAGGTCTTAAATGCCCAGAGTGAGTACCTTGGTTACCTCCAATACCAAAACCCTTCTCTCGCTTCCACCTACCACTACATTCTCTCTATTGACGGCAAATATAAAAACAAGACCATCGCACTGTACCAGCTTGCAACCGGTCAAACCGTCACTTTCAAAATTCGTCCCTCCACCATGGATCAAAACCCCATCGCTAAAGGCGATATCATCAAGGTTCTTGGCACCAAGCAGGAGGGCAAGTGGTCCCGCACCGATGCCGGCTGGGTTCAGTCCACAACGGATTTCAACACTTTTCTTTATAAATACAGCCATGTACGTTAATTTTTTTCTGGTTATGGCGGTTCTCAATACTGCCATCAGTGTTATTGCCACTATTTTCGGTAACGTCACCAAGAGTTCGATGCTTGGTGATACGCCTACTTTGATTTCCACGTCTTCTTCCCCTCCCAGTTTGAACTCATCTATCCCTTCAACCTCATTCTCGCCTGGCCGGTGGGGCGGTTCAAAGCCCTCGACCAATGACAATCGGTTTTTTTTATCTCGTGATGCCTGGTACAAACTCTATCTCACAGCCATCGTTTTCAGCTTGTTCTGGTGGTTCATATCCTAGGGGGTGATGTTATCGAACCAGTCTTTGTTAAATCCGCCCTTGAAACTTTTACTATCCTGATCGATACCCGTGAGCACGAAACCTCGGCGCTCACTCAGCGCATTCAGCAAATGAGCTGCCCAGTCGAACGGCAAAAGCTCAATTTTGGCGATTATTCTGCCAAGGTCATCCTGCCCACCGGCGTTCCCTACAGCCTGGAAAATATCGTCGTGATTGAACGGAAGATGTCCAGCGACGAAATCGCAAATTGCTTTACCTCCCAGCGTGATCGCTTTACCCGTGAATTTGAACGTGCCAAAGCAGCCGGTGCCCGCACCTATCTGCTTGTTGAGCGCACCACCTGGGAAATGCTTTACGCCGGTACATACCGCAGCAAAATGTCCCCTGTCGCCATGGTGGCCAGCCTCACAACCTGGCTTGCCCGCTATGACTGCAAGCTCATTTTCTGTGAACCTCAAACCTCCGGCAAGCTCATCCATGATATCCTCTACCGCGAAATGAAACAGCACCTGGAGGGGGTTCAGCCATGATGCAAGCCGTCCTATTCTCCAATTATCCATCCGCCTCTCCCTTGCTCCGTGCCCACCGCAGCTACCAGGTCATCACCCGCCTTCAAATCGGCTGCTTCGTCCTTACTGCCGGCCGCCTGGTCTTTCTCCCGGCTGCCCTCCAGGGCAAAACCTATCTTCTCGTTAAAGGAGTTGATCCACCGCCCCCATGAATACTACCCGTGAACTCCACCGCAAAGAGCGTGCCAAGGCAGAGCTTGAATCTATCTGCCGCAGTTATGCTTCCAAATGTTCCGCTCTCATCATTACCTATAACATCAATGATCTAACACCCGCCCAGCGTGCAGCGTTCAATGCCCGCCAACCTTTTCACTCTTACCAAAGCAGGTGATCTTATCAAAAACAAAGCAATCGCAAACGCCGTCAACATCAAGCGCAACGGCAAAGCCATCGCCTGGCTCTATCAGAACACCGGCAATATCTTGGATTACAAAGATGGCGATAAAGTCAAATTTGATCTCACCGCTATCCAAAACGATCCCGATTGGCCTATCCTTCGCCAGGACTATAAAGACTTCATTCTCTCCAATGCAGATACCGTTTTTACTTTGGAATTTGAACCTCGTTTTCGCAAAAACCACACTCTTGCCTGCCTGAAAGAAGATCCCGTCACCCCTAAGCGCCTGTTCTGGATCGGCCATCTTATCAAGCAGTGCGAACCCGAACAGGAGGCCGCCCATGACTGAACCAATTACCGATGCCATTGGCCGCGAAATCCATGTCGGCGATACCGTTGCCTATGCGCAGACGGATAAAAACAGCGGCATCAACTGGAACACTTATGTTGTAATCGGTTTCACTTCTTGCCGCGTCAAAGTTTCCAACCCTACCTACCGCGGTTATGCCTGGGAGAAAGATTATATCCTTCTCTACCCATCCAACTGCGTCATCTTACAGGAGGCACCCACAGAATGAAAATTATCCCTCAATCCCACGAATGGATCACCCCGCTCAACCGTGATGTCACCATGCAGCGTATCGAGCGCATCGCCCGCACCTGCTATCAAAGCGAGGATGCTATCAAGCCCGGCAGTGATTCCAAAATGGTCGCCATGCTCTGTAAAAATCATCATTACGCTATGATCGAGCACATCAGCTTGACCATTAAATTCATCACTGACCGCGGCGTCGCCAACGAGATCGTCCGTCACCGTATCGGCTCCTACGCCCAGGAATCCACCCGCTACTGCAATTACAACAAAGATAAGTTCGGCAATGAAATCACAGTTATTGACCATGGCTATACCGGCAGGAAACGTATTTCCTGGAAAAACTATTGTGGCTTTGCTGAAACAGGCTATCGTGACATGTTGAATGCTGGTGCCACCCCGGAAGAAGCCCGCGATGTCCTTCCCCTCTGCCTCAAAACCGAGATCGTCTGCACCTGGAACCTGCGCGAATGGCATGAAGTCCTTCGCCTTCGCACTGCCAAGGATGCCCACCCCGCTATCCGCGCCCTCATGATTCCTGTCCTCAAGGAGCTGCAGGCTGTCTACCCTGAAATTTTCAATGATATCGAGGCGTCCGAATGACCCAAGAAGAAATCCGCAAGCTCCTCAAAACCTACGAGTTACATATCAACCAGGCTGAAGACGATGAAACTGCTCTTCGTGACTTGTCCGAAGTTGTCCATAAAGTCCTCACTGATTCCACCCGCGCTGTAAAGCTTAACGCCTGCGCCGTTGCTGCCTGGGCTTTGCACATTCCCGTCTGGGGGTTCGCCGCATCCAAACTTTGGAACTGGTTTTTAGCCATTGGCCCTATCCCCACCATCGGCGTCTTTCATGCAGCTGGCATCGGCCTGGCTCTTGAATTTATCGTCGATACCACCGGCATCCCTCACAAAATTCCCCTGCAGAATGATGTTCAAAACGTCATTGACGGCAAGTCAAGCTGCTTTGATTCCTGGTCTCTGCCGGATGGCTTGTGTGTTTTCCTCGGCACTCTTGCCGGTCTCTGCCCGCCCGCGTTGGTCGCCCTCTTTGCCGGCTGGCTAATTAAATTTTTTATGTATCTATAAGGAGGTTACTTCATGAATGATGTTCAGCGCTTTGGTCGCATCCAGGTTGAAATGTGCGATACCTTCAAATCCAAAAACGCAGATTACGGCAATTCCTTCTCCCAGCTCTATCAGGAGTTTGGCGATAACGGCATCATCACCGCCGCCGTCCAGATCTCCCATAAGTACCACCGCTTCATGAATCTTATCAAGGGTACCCCCGCCAAGGTCAATGAATCTCTGCGCGATACTCTGTTGGATCTTGCCAACTACTGCGTCCTCACTGTCATGGAGCTAGATAAGGCCAAAGAAAAAGCAAACGCTTCAAGCTCCTCTGCTTTCGCTCAGGCTGCTTCTGCCGTTACATATCGTACAACTCCGCAGTTTGATTACAGCAAGTATATCTCTGACGGCACCATCCTCGCCTCTGGTGATGCTCCCGCCGCAACATTGAAGGGAGATGCCGAATGAACATCATTATGTATACAACCCATTGCCCGCGCTGTCACAGTCACACTCGATAAGAACAGCCGCCAAGCAGCAACAGAAAAATTGTTTATTTACAAGGAGGGTTTATGGAAAATGTAATTCTCTACACCACGCATTGTCCGCGCTGTCTGATTCTGGCAAACAAACTGCAGGAAAAGGGCATCCACTATACGGAGTTTACCGATGTACAGAAAATGCTTGAAATGGGCATGGATATGATGCCTGTTCTGCAGGTGGGCGAACAGCAGTATGGATTCAAAGAAGCAATTAAAATTGTAGGAGGTATGTAATGGCTATCGAACAATATGAAAAATATCAGCCGTATCTTGATTTTATCAAGGAGTATGCCGCATCCAGCAACGCAGCCACTGGCAGTAAGGTTGATGCGAACGCGAATGTGGAATGCAAGAATGTCACCACTTTGACTGGTGAACTTTATAAAAAGGATGGTATCGGCATCAACCGTCTGCGTATGTGGCAAAAAATCAAAGAGCTGTACGGTCAGGAGTATGCCGACAAGTACATTTACCAGCTTGACCACCATTTTATTTACCGCCATGACGAAACAAATCCGTGCCTGCCGTACTGCGTCTCCATTACCATGTACCCGTTCCTGTTCAATGGTCTGGAAAGCATCGGCGGCGGTTCATCTGCTCCTCACAACCTTGATTCCTTCTGCGGTGAATTTATCAACCTGTGCTTTGCCATTGCATCTCAGTTTGCCGGTGCAGTTGCCACCCCTGAGTTTATCTCTTATCTTGATTACTTTATCCGCAAGGACTATGGCGATGATTATTACCTGCACGCTGATAAGGTAGTCGATCTTTCCAGCCGTCATCGCACCATCGACAAGGTTATTACTGACCAGTTTGAGCAGGTCGTTTATTCTCTGAATCAGCCTGCCGCTGCTCGTAATTTCCAGTCCATCTTCTGGAACTGCGCATACTTCGACAAGCCGTATTTTGAGGGCATGTTCTCTGATTTCGTATTCCCCGATGGCACAGAAATGCAGTGGGAGTCCGTATCCTGGCTGCAAAAGCGCTTTATGGAATGGCTGAATCAGGAGCGTCTGAAGAAGATTCTCACCTTCCCTGTCGAGACTCTGAACCTGCTGGATGATGGCACTGGTTATGTCGATAAGGAATGGGCTGACAATGCTGCCGAAATGCTTTCTAAAGGCCATAGCTTCTTTATCTATCGTTCCAACAGTGTGGACTCTCTGGCATCCTGCTGCCGTTTGCGCAATGAAATGAGCGACAATACCTTCAGTTATACTCTTGGTGCTGGCGGCGTGGCTACTGGGTCTAAGGGTGTTATCACCATCAATATGAATCGCCTAATCCAGACTGCTGTTGCCGATGGCCGTGATATTTGCGAGGCCGTTCGTGAACAAGTCAAAGACATCCATGTTTACCTCAAGGCATGGAACGCAATTTTGAAGGACGAGTTCAATGCAAAGCTGCTCCCTATCTACGATGCCGGATATATCTCTTTGGATAAGCAGTTCCTGACCATTGGCATTAACGGCTTTGTTGAGGGCTGTGAATTCCTTGGCTACACCATCTCCCCGGACGACCAAAACTATGTTGATTTTACGAACAAAGTGCTCAAGGTCATCTATGACGAGAACAAGGCAGATCGCTCTGACGGCATTATGTTTAACACAGAATATGTCCCCGCTGAAAACCTTGGTGTCAAGAACGCAAAGTGGGATAAGCAGGATGGCTTCGTAGTTCCGCGTGACTGCTACAACAGTTACTTCTATGTTGTCGAAGATCCTACCAAGCCGCTTGATAAATTCATGCTTCACGGCTCCAAAATGACGCAGTATCTGGACGGCGGCAGCGCTCTGCATCTGAATCTGGAGGAACATCTGGATAAGGAGCAGTACCGCAAACTGATGGATGTGGCTATCAAGACTGGGTGCCCCTACTGGACGGTGAATGTGCCGAATACCATCTGCAATGACTGCGGACACATTTCTAAACACCACCTGCATAAATGCCCTAAGTGCAGCAGTGAAAACCTGGACTATGCAACCCGTGTCATTGGTTATCTCAAGCGCGTATCCAGCTTCTCCGAAGCCCGTCAAAAGGAGGCAGCGAAGCGCTATTATGCAGACTGATTGCAAACCGCTTCTGTATAGTCACTATGATGTAACATTCCAAGAGGTCCCCGGCGAAATAAGCCTTGTGTTTGATATCACAGGCTGTCCGCATCACTGCCCTGACTGCCACTCCAAATTCTTATGGGAGTATAGCGGCAACCCATTGCTGGAGAATCTCCCATCGGTCATCAATAAATACCGGTCCATGATTACCTGCGTGTGTTTTATGGGCGGCGACCAGAACAAAATCGAACTACTGAAAGCATGCGAAATCGCACATCGGTACAACTTGAAAACATGCCTTTACACAGGTCTTGACTACCCAAGTTTTGTTCACCTGATGTATGACAATGGACCGCGCAATTACGGCGCATACTTCAATTTTATCAAGGTTGGCCCGTATGTCTCTGAACTCGGCGGCCTTGACAATCCAAAAACGAACCAGCGTTTTTATGAACTTAGAGGAAATGTACCGATTGATAAAACAATCCTGTTTCAAAAGGAGTACAAATGAAAATTATTACAAACCCCAGCTGGACAAAAGAGGAGGTCGAAGAATTCCGCGCCTCCATCAAATCCAATAACGGCTATTGTCCCTGTCGCATTGAGCATATCCCGGCCAACAAATGTATGTGTCAGGAGTTTCGTTCTCAGGTTTCCGGCCAGTGCCATTGCGGCCTCTACCTCAAGGAGGATTAACTATGAATCTTAATAAATGCAACAAACTTTTTCGCTTTGGCGTGCTCTTCTCAGCGTTCTTCACGGCGCTTGTTCTGATTGTTTTCTGCCCTCGGCTCAGCGCCACCGCCTATGCTGAGTCTTCCACGCCCGAAACCGCCGTCACTACTTACACCGTTACCTATCACGCCAATGGCGGCTGCTGGTGGAGCAACTGGTCCCGCCCGACTTATTCTTTCGCCACCAAAAAGTATGAGCAGGAGGAAGGCAAAACTTATCAGATCATTGATTCCAAGCCCACCTACGGTGCCAACACCTTCAACGGCTGGAACACAGAGTCCGATGGCTCCGGCACCTGGTATTCCCCCCATCAGGAATATGTCTGTACCGGCAATATGGACCTCTACGCTCAGTGGCTCGGCCCCGTTCCTGCGCCCACCGCTGAACCTACTGCCACACCGGAACCTACCCCGGAACCAACTGTTGCGCCCACAGCTACTCCGGCACCAACCGCAACTCCCGAACCTGTGACCACTCCGGCACCCGTTCCCTCGGCCAAGCCCAATTATCGCGCCATGTTCCGCGCCTGGTTCAGCTATCTTCGCCGCCAGATGATTGGTCTGTATAAGTAAAGGAGGTACTCCATGCACTATGAAACCCCGTATGTAAACTATACCTACCCCATCTGTGATACAAAAGTCGACCATCTCGGTGAAATCGTGTCAACTGGGACAGTCTTGGATGAAGGCGATGTCGTTTTTAAGGATGAACTTTCCGTCAAACCTCTTGCCCCCGACATTCCCCTCCCCTCCTACGCTCACCCCACGGACGCCGGCCTTGATCTGCACGCCATCAGTGTGGAAGCACCCGGTACCGTTATCGTTGCCACCTGTATTATTCAGCCTGGCATGACCGCCAAAGTACATACCGGCATCGCCATCAAGCTGCCCCACGGCACATTCGGCGCTGTCTATCCCCGCAGCGGCCTTGCCACCAAAACCGGCCTTGCCCCCGCCAATATGGTTGGTGTTATTGATGAAAACTATACTGGCGAAATCATTGTGGCCTTACATAACTACAGCAATGAACCTCAGGCGTTCGCTATCGGGGATCGTATCGCCCAGCTGGTCATCCAACCCGTTGTTCACTGCACCGTTACCCAGGTTGCCGAACTCCCTGATACAGACCGCGGTAACGGCGGCTTTGGTAGCACAGGAGAACAGTAATGCACAAACTCTATTCTGCGAAGTATATATTGATTTCTGACGGAACAAATAACATTTTTGCTAGTGATTTGTTATTTTTAGAGGGTGAACCAACTAAACACCTTGACAGTTTTGGAACCTTTTATGAATTCTATGATGCTGTAGCTTCTTGCAAGTATCCCTGGAGCAATCACTGTTACTGTGATAAATCAATGTTCCTTCATAAACCACTTGTTAAATTTTATGGATTTTTTGACTGGGTTTTTACGGCAGAAAATTTCAAAGCACCTGTTTCTGTTGAAACGCAGTACAAAGAATGTTCCACTAAGGATTATGACTTTAATTTTTTCAAAGAAAACCTGTCTATGGACGACTTTGTAATCTTCCTGCGGGAGCATAACCTTATCGGAGGCAACACTTAATGAATCTTACTTTTGTTCCAAACGCCCTTGAAAAAATCTCTCCCACCTGGGTTATGTCAGACATTACATACCCCGATGGTATCATAACCCGCACCGAGGACGATTACCTTCGCCGCATCGGCAGCACCTTCAAGGGTATTTCTTTCCTTGGCCCCGGCTATCCTGCCTGGTTTGAATACTCCAAAGATAACCTCGGCGCTTCCAAGTCTGGCTTCTTACATACCAGCCTTGTTAAAGAGCTTGAAATTATCCTTGATATAGGTTATGCCAAGCTTGCCATCACAACCGAACATAGCATTTTCTTTCTGGAATCCGCAGAACCCGTTCAGGAAACCGCTGAAATTCATGAGCTGATGGATCAAATCAACGCTCTAAATAAGTAACAAAAACATTAAAGGTTGCGCTCTTAACGCGCGGGTGGGTATGGGGTTTATTATTTATGACATTATCAGAAAAATCAGAACTGCTGCGCCTGTTACAGCTCTATCAGGATGATCTTTTGCGTAAAAACCGTAAGAACATTGAAACAGCTGATGCTGTTGCCAAAGATAGCCTGTCCTTTATGGACGCTTCTTATTTTTACGGTATTAAAGCCCAGTACAACCACGCCCGCCTGATTGCTCGTAAGTTATCAGTTGAAATCGGTAAAGATGTCAAATCTTACTGGGAGCTGTCCTGATTCACAAACAAAAAACCGTGCAGGCACAACCACCCACACGGTCCATCCTATTACTTTAATTTTTCCAAAATCTCATCAGCACTCATGCCGTTCGCCAGCAGCTGGTTGATCATTTCCTGCGCCTGAATTTTCTTTGCTTCCGCCTCAGCAGCAATGTCCGCCTTGGCCTTTTTCTCTTCCAGCTTGGTCAGCTTTTTCTCCGCGGCCTTCACATCCGCCTTCTGCATTTTCAAGGTTTCTTTCATGGATTGCAGGTCAGTTTTCAGCTCCTCAATGCTGGCATTGGTCTTGGCAACTTCGGCTTCCGCCTCTTCCTTTTCTTTCTGAGCAGCGGCAATCAGGTTTTCGTAATCAACACCGGCAGCTTTTACTTTATTCTTGCTTCCCTTGGTTCTCGGCATAGTGCTAACCTCCTACAAAATATTTTATGCGTTCAGTATATCACAGCGGTTTTCAAACTGCAATAGACGTTCAAAGGGGGAATTCTCTCTGCTTATTTTTTATGATACCTGCGCCCTGCTCAATATGGGCGCACATGTTGTCGATCGTCCATTTATTATCTCCGTCCAAACCCTGCTGGAGCTGGAATCCATCAAAACCAGCCGCACCAAAGATGAATCCGTTCGTTATCGTGCCCGCCAAATGGCTCACTATCTCGATAGCGCCCACGATTCCGACCTTTATCAAGTTTCCAATGCTACCGATTATCTGAACGATGATACCTGCCCGTTTCGCAGCACACTGCCCAACACCCCGGATTCCATCATCATTTATGCGGCCTGGAAAACATACAGCCAAAACCAGGATATGATCTTCTGCACGGACGATCTTTGCTGTAAACACCTGGCCTCTTCCCTCGCCCACCTGCCCGTCTGCTCCTCCAAGGATCTTCTCCCCCGCCAAAGCTATACCGGCTTTCTGGAGGTCACTCCAACCGATGAGCAATACGCTGCCCTCTATGAACAGCCGGAACGAAATACCTTCGGCCTTATCCCCAACCAATATCTTATCGCTCACAGCCCCGCAGACAGCTCCGTACAGGCGTTTAAGTGGGCAGACGGCAAACATGTCGCAGTGGATTATAAGCCCTTCAAAACGCAGGCATTTGGCGCTGTCAGGGCTAAGGAGAAAGATATTTACCAGATGCTCGCCTTTGACAGCCTTTTACATAACCAAATCACCATGCTGTGCGGTCCCGCCGGTACTGGCAAAAGCTATCTGGCTCTGGCTCACATGCTCAAGCTGCTGGAAACCCACAAGATTGATAAAATCATCGTGTTCACCAACCCCTGCGCCACATCCGGCGCTGCCCGCCTTGGCTTTTACCCCGGCACCCGCGATGAAAAGCTGCTTGACAGCCAAATCGGCAACATGCTCGGCGCTAAACTCGGCGATACTATGGAACTCCAGCGCTATATTGATGCCAACAAAATCCAGCTTCTCCCCTTCTCGGATCTGCGCGGCTTTGATACCACCGGCATGAACTGCGCCGTCTATATTACTGAGGCCCAGAACCTTGATATTGAAATGATGCGGCTTGCTCTTCAGCGTATCGGCGAAGATTCCATCTGTATCATTGATGGTGATTATGACGCTCAGGTCGATCTCGATATCTACTCTGGCGATAACAACGGTATGCGCCGCCTCTCCCAGGTCTTCCGCGGTCAGGATTTCTATGGCGAGGTCAAGCTCCAAAAAATCTACCGTTCCCGTATCGCCGCACTTGCACAGGAGATGTAATCAATGACAGCTAATACTGATAAACTTCTTTCAATTCTTACCGGCATTCTTATTACCGTTCTGGTTTATTTTTTGGCCTTTTGGTTTCACCTGGCTCTCGCCAAGTTTATTTTGGTGCCTATGTTTGGCACCGCCATCTGCTCCACATTGAACCAATTATTCAATACCGCATCCTTCACCCCGCAAATGCTGCCCTCTACATATGCCTGGGCCTGCCTGATCGGCGGCATCTTCTTCTGGCCTCATATCAGCAGCAGTAAACATTAAGGAGTACACGCCATGAAAAAATATACCGCACAAACGCTCACTGATGAAGGCTACACCATTGAGAACGCTCAGATTACAAACGTATCTCTTTCAACCACAAATTATTGCTGTCTCTCTCTTGATCTTACTCTCAAAGCTGCCAGTTGGGATGTTGTTTACGGCGGTTACTGCCTTGGCAAAGTCTACCCCGACAGCTATGAAAAAGATTCTTACGAGGGTTCTGCCATCGGTATGGAGGCTATCATGCGCATCATGGATGTCGTCGGTGTTTCCCGTCTGGAAGACATGAAAGGTAAATACATTCGTGTCGCTACCAAGGGCTGGGGCAGCACCGTTAAAATCATCGGCAATATCATCAACAACCTCTGGTTCGATTATGACTCTTTCTTCAAAGATAAGGAATCAGCCTCCGTTCAAGACGCAATCACAGAACTCGTTACCGTTTCAGCCGACCTGGCGGATTGATTACTTTCTTCGTCTTACCACCACTCGCGGCTGTGCATGTCCAAACAAACTCCGCTTCGGCACTTCAAACGCTGTTTCAAACTCCTCGTCAAATTTGGCCCGCACCTTAAAATAGTCCGTGATTTTTGCCTGGATCTCTCGCAGCGCCTGCTGTTCCTTTTCAATCTGGATGTATTGTTCTCTTGTGCAGCTGTCCCCTTCCTGTATCCGTTGTTTCCATTCATTCAGGGTATCCTCCTGGTAGCCGCACAGCTCCAGCATCTCATTGCAAAATCTTACGCTTGTCGGTCCTGCCATTCATAACCACTCCTTGCCTTTTTCTTTTATCTTACCATATCAGAGGTGATTTCTCTATGAATTTCTTTACTGCTGACCTTCATTTTTCTCACCGTAACATTATCCGCTTCGATGACCGTCCGTTTCCTGACCTGCCCTCTATGCACGCGGAGCTTATCAAGCGCTGGAACAGCGTTGTCTCTCCGGATGATAATGTTTATGTCCTTGGCGATATGTTCTGGGACCCGTCCGAAGCTCCTATGATCCTTGAACAGCTCAATGGCCATATCCATCTCATTAAGGGCAACCACGATAAAATCTCACCGGAAATGATGCGCTACTTTTCTTCCATCAAGGGTTATGATGAACTCACAGCCGGCAAATACAAACTTATTCTCTGCCACTACCCTATCATGTTCTACAACCACTCCTATTCGCCGGAGTGCTACATGCTCTGCGGCCACGTTCATAACACCCGTGAGAATACCTATCTCGCCAAGTGGAAAGCAGAACTACATGATAACGCGGTCGGTATCGCCAGTAACAAGGGCAACATCATCAATGTTGGCTGTATGCTGCATGATTATACCCCCAAAACCCTTAACCAGCTCATTGCCTGGGATAAGGAAGGAGGCTGGAAAGTTGAGTAAAACAATCTTTACCTTTACGGAAGAATTTGATGATGCCGGCCATCTCATCAAGCGTACCATCACAACCGAACAGGGCGAAACAGTTCTGCCGGTAACGCCAAACACCAAGCCGATTGACAACATGCCGTTTATCCCCACTACAACCCCCTGGACAGCGCCGCCTGATATGACTTGTAATTCTACCGGAGGTACCGCCCATGAATCCTAAAGAATTTGAACTGGCCGCCTGCACCGCCATCTCCCGCTACTTCAATGATAACGCTGATGTAACTGGTGTCTATCTGTCACCGGATGATATCTACACCGTCTGGTCGTGCAAAACTCTTCAAAACAATAAAGGTCTTTTCACCACCCCTGTCAAAGACGGCCTGTATTACGAAGCTACCTATAACGGCGATAAGCAGGAACTTTACATTGACTGTTATCAAAAGCTTAAAAACTTTGCAGTAAAAGTCAGCGAATAAAACAACAAAGCCCCCTATCCACTGTCACCCAGCGGACGGGGGCTATCTTTTTTAGTTCAGACCAAAATCAGCGAACAACGGGTTCTTCAACAGCATCCCCACAATCACATACCGGTAAGATTTCACACTGCCGTCATAGTAAAGGGTCCCTCGTATCCTCTGCTTTTTCACCAGTCCGGCCATGAACTCTGCTTGCTCTTTTGTAAAGTATAAAGAAACCTGCGGGTAGTTCTTGTCATCCAGCCGCGTTGTAATGTGCCGGTTGATTTCCAGTTCTGTCGGCAGCACATAGCTTCCTTCCAGGTGCGGCATCAAAGCCCGGTATTCTTTGGTATCTTTCATCACGCAGCGGTCGGCACCCACCGCCATCATCCTGCCAAGCTCTTCCTGCAATAGCCGGTTTGTCACGGTTCCAATGCGGGTATCTTCAACCTCGGCCTCATCGTTCAGCACCTCGCGTACACGCATACTCAGCCGCAGGTTGATTTTTACTTCCTTTGCCATCACTTAACTGTCTCCAGTAGCTCTTTCAGCTTCGCAGCTTTTTCAATCAGCTCTGTCAGCGTCTTAATGTCTTCTTCCCGCTGCTCCTGGCTCATCTTTTTCAGTCCTCTCTTATATGCCGGCGTTGCAATCTTCTTGCCAATCTTACCGGCCAGCGGCTGTAACGTTTTTTGAACAAATGTTTTGGTTTCGGCTTTCTTTTCAGCTACCTCCACCTCGCGTTCAAGTGCAGCCTGTTTTTCAGTTTCCTCAGTTGCGTTTTCCGTTTCTTTTTCAACCAGTGTTTTAATTCCGTTTTTCAGCTCTGTCAGTACATCTTCAAAAAGTTGGTCGCGCTCTTCCGTTGAGCCGCCTTTCCAAACGTTTTTCAACCCTGCCATAACTTCATTCTTAATCTCGTCTTGTAGATCTTTTACCTCTGGGTTTTCAATGGCAAGAAGTTCCTCAAACAAAGAACCAATTCTCTGTTGCTGTTCCTGGTTGAGCCTTGTTAATTCTTCGCCTTCATTTCGTGTCAGATACTTTTCATCTAACATTTGCAGCAGCTGCTTATTTAACGTATGTTCAATTCGTATGTCTTTATCAATCGTCCGCCCAACTGCATCACTGATTTCCTTCAGAGCTTTCTTGGCCTCGGCCTGGTTCATGTTATATGGCTCTTTTTGCAGACACTCAATAAATTCAACTGTTGCCTTGCGCCGGATCATTTCATCACCAAAACCACCACGCACCTGCAGGTTCGCGCTGTACAAAATAACTTTCTTTTCATTGGGGGATAGGGGAGTGGTAACTACATTACAGTTCTTGGCCGCATTCCATGTCGCATCCTGTTCCTGCAACAGCATCAATGCCCGGTATCTCCGCTCGCCAGAAAGCAAAACATATACCGTCTTACCATCTTCCTGCTCCGGGAACACGACCAGGTTGTGCAGCAGGCCATTGCGCTTAATGTCTTCGGCTAATATTTCAATATCTTCTCCATTGTCATTCTGGCGAAAAATCTCGTTGTCTGGGTTCAGCCGGATGTCTGCCAGGCTGATATCCTTATTTTCAAACTCAATGGTCTTATTACCAACGATCTTTCCAACCAGGGCACGGCCGGCATCATTATCGTTCACTTCTTTTGCCGCACTGCTGGTAGGGATGTTCAGTTTCTTCTCGTTACCTTTTTTCGGCTTTGATTTCAAACCCATCTCACTTTTCCTCCTTGTCCAGTTTTTCAAGCCTCTGTTTTAGCTCTTTATAAGCCGCCACATAGCTCCTGCCAATCGGCTGGGTCTTAGCAGAATAACATACCGGTACACATCTTCTTACCGATGTTTTCACAGCCAAAGCGCTGGGTATTTCAGTCTTGAACAGGGTAGAGCCAAGCACTCTCTGGCATTCTTCCCGCGTCTCTCTCGTGGCCGCGCCCTTGTCCACCATGGTCAAAATCACGCCGATTCCTTTCAGGTTTGTCTTTGGGTTCTTGCGCAGCTCATTGCAAATGGAATAAGTTCTAAATGCCGAATCCTCAGAAAACGAATCGCACATCATCGGGATCAATACATAATCCGCTGCCACTAAGGCGTTTGAAAGGATCATACTGTCACGGGTTGGCTGGGTATCCACAATGATATAATCATAGTTTTCCCGCACCTGGTTCAAAAAGTATAGCAAAAAGTCGGCCGTAGATTCCAGCTGTCTTGGGTCGCCCACATCATACTGCTGCGCATCAGCCAATAGGTCCGGCAGCCGCTTGTTGATCCGCGGTGTCTGGCTGCTTGCCGGGATCATATCAACATTCTCATACTCTGTCTCCACAATATAGTCCTTCGTGGGGGTGTACTTGAACCCGTCAAACATATCATACAGTGCTTTGCGGGAATAGGCATTGCTCGTGATTGTATTGCCGCCGCTCAACGCAAAGGTCAGGTTGCCCTGTGGGTCAGTGTCCACACACAAAACCTTTTTTCCTTCATCTCCCATTAAGTAAGCAAGGTTAGAAGCAGTAACTGTTTTACCAGAGCCGCCCTTTTCAATCGCAATCGTAATAATTTTTGCAGCCATATACAGCCCTCCATGTAAAAGAACCAATTCTTTGTTGCTATTTTAATTTCATTATAACACATCAACACTCAAAGTCAACAAGCAAAAGAATCAGTTCTTTGTTGCTGTAACACAGTTAAAAATAGGGGAGCCACCTCGTCAGCAGCTCCCCCTGGTTATTCTTCAAATGTTGTTTCATCCAGCCGGAACATCGGCTCTTTGCCGTCCTGTCCCATCCGCCGTTTTCCGCTTTCAATGATCGTGGCGGAATTTTCTACAATGTCGCTGTACACCACCGTGCGGTAATACTGCGCAGATTTCTTTTCCACATCCTGCCTCAGCATCACGCTAAACTTCTCCAGTTCACCCAACGCCCAGCTTTTCAGCCCGTGGTTATTCTGGATGATTCCATTCAGCGCTTCCAGTGTCTCTTCAGCCTGGTCTTGTTTGTTCTGGTTGGTCAATATCTTGGCCGCATAAGTAAACACATTTGCCAAAACATTCCGCTCTTCTACGGTCAGCTCCTTCTTGTAGCCCGCATAGCCAGCCCGGTCTTCTATCTCGCCCCGCGCCTTGCGGAACGTCATTCTCATCACGGCCGGGGGCAGGGGAGAGACCTCTCCGGTTTCAGCCGCCAACACAGCTTGTTTCTTCGCCTTTTGTTTGCGTGCCACCTCCTGGTCACTGCGCTGGTTCGCGCTCAAAAACGCCCGCACCTTCTCCATCTCTTTGCGTGATTTGTACTTGATAAAGATATACAGATGGGTGTATTTCCGCACGCCTTTGGTTCGCACCGGCTCATAATCAAACCACAGGTCTGTCATCTCGTTGATTTCATTTTTCACCAGCTTCAAAACATTGCGTTCAAAGTCTGAAAAATTCGGGTATTTTTCTGTCAACGGTTTTTCGCGGTCATACTTGTTATCCACATCGGACTTTTTGCGGTTCATACCGCGTTCTTCTTTGGTCGGTACAGACAGCAGGTTTTTGAAATCATCAATGCCAAACTTTTTGTACTTGTATCCGCGCAGCTGGCTCCGCTTGGCGGGGAACATCCCCAGCACCTCGTCCGTCACCGGCTCAAACACCAGCCCATTGGCGTATTCGTAGTCCCGGTTGCCGTTATCATAAGATAAAATAATTTCATACACCCGCATGGAATAGGTGCTCTGCATCATCAGCAGGTATTCAATGCTGTAAGATGTGTAGTTGCTTGTCAGCTGGGCAATGTCTTTCCAAATGTCCTCATTGAACCGCATACTGATGGTTTTGCCTTCAGTATCAATGATCGAACCTTTGCGTACCCAGCTCATGCTCTTGTACTTGGTCGGGGCAATCGGCACCCAAAATGTCCGGTTCTCCAAATTTTCAATCGTGTGCTGCAAATATGCCACATAGGCCGGCTTTTCCGCATTCACGCCCGTCAGCTTTGAAAAGTCACTGAACGTAATCGTATAATACTTCGAAGCGTCCGTGTCATTTTTCTGGTCAATTTTGGAAAGCAGCATGAACAAAATTTTCTGCTCGTTGCGCGGCAGGGAATACTTGGTCTTCTGGATCAGGTCATTGCTCTTGGTGATGTAAGAGCCAACGGCAAAAGGGGAGCCGGTCTTCTTTTCCTGCTCCTTTTTCGCCTTAACCTCTTCGTCCGTCATCACCTCTCCGGTAATCGCCATTCCTGTACCTGCACTATTTACTTTTTGGTTTTTCATAATTCTTTCGCCCGCATAGCCTGTCCGCCATGTCAGGCTCAACCTCCAAATCACAGTGTATGTATCGCATCGTACAGGTGGGTATACCTAACGCATTATATCTTTATCTTACCCTATTTTTATCCGCTCGTCAAGCCTGATTTTTTTTGCGCTTTTCTTCAAAACAAAACTCGTAGTAAAATTTTTTTGCGCTTATTATTATTTATTATTTATATTTTATATTTATATTATATAAGGTATATTGCGAGTTTCTTTTACACAAGCTGCGAGGTTCTTTTATCCTACATACGAGTTTCTTTTATACTGGCTACGAGTTTCTTTTATTCCTGCTACGAGTTTCTTTTACGCAAAATCCTGCTTTTCGCTGTCAAACAACCTCGTAATTGCCGTCAAAAAATCTCGCAGTTCGCATCAAACAATCTCGTAATTGGCACAAATTTTTCCTTTTTCTGCGCCCTTTGTCAAGCAACCTCGTAGTTCAAAACCAAGTCGGGCAGGGTAGGGGAGTGCTTTCACTCTTATTTTTTTGCGCTTTTTCAAATCAAAGAATCTCGTAGCTCAAACCGCTGCATCAACCATCCATATCTGGCCGCCTGAACCATATTTTTTCAATCTTTTGGTCAAACAAACTCGTAATTCTGGCTATGGGTGGTCATAAATCAACTTCAAGCCCTGCCATGCGCCGCCCGTCCATACCGTCCTGGCTTTATTACAATCGGTATTTTTTGCGCTTTTTCACCGTAAAAGAAACTCGTAGTTCAGCTCTGAATGTTCTGCCCATCAATCGGCAGCAGGGGAGAGGGTCTGATTTTTTTGCAGTTTTCGGCGTAAAACAAACTCGTAATAGCTGCAGCAGCCAGCGCCGGTCGGATTCAATCTTGTCGCATGTATCATCTATCAATTCATAAACCGTTCATATTGGCCGGTTCCCCGGTTTCACACCCCATAAACCCATATACCAAAAAGTATACACCCCACATGCCGGCAATTCAACAAAAATCAATCCCGTCAACCAAATAACAACCGCGTACACATTCTTGGGTATAACTTTGTACAACCTGCCTATTGTATTCGTACCCATAAATGTGTGCAATAAGGTCAATCTAAAAAGCAAATCAGGAGGGAATAAGTATGGAAATCAAACCTATGGGTAATACAGAACAGGAAAAAATGTCCAGCTTGTGGGGTTATTTCATCGCGTGCTGCAAAATTCTTGATGATGTTACAATCGAGTATCAAGAACCCTGTATATCGGATTACTACCTCAACCACATTAGCGCCATGCAAAGCAAAACAATCCTTTCCGGCATGGAAAAATTTCATACCCTTGCTAATGAGCGTGTGATTAAAATGCCCTCTAAACTCTATCCTCAAGGCAAAGCCGTTCTGGATGTGATGACTGCTATTGTTGCCGCCAGCGGAAAATACCCGATTGCCAAAACCAGAATCGCAGATCTGCATGAATTTGAGCTGCTGGCTCGTGCTACAATCGGTACCTGCTGGAGAGAGGGTAATATGCTCAAGGTTGTCCGCAATCTGGAGGGTATCTCCCTACAAAAACTGGCGGAAAAAAGCGGCGTTAGCAAAAACACAATTTTCCGCATTGAGAACAACCAGTCTATCCCGCGCATTGATGTACTGCGTAAGCTTGCTGATGCTCTGGAAGCCCCTCTGGAACTTGTAGCCATCGGCATTGGCAAAACCGAACCGGAAACAACCCCAGAAGAAGAAGTTCCTAACCCCAATGCCCCTAAATTGCCGAGCGTTTACGATAGCCAGGATCGTGGCGCAGACGATGAAATCAAGGCTTTTCAAAAATAAAAAGGTAAACCACAATGCCTCAAAAATTAGAAATTGCACCCAACACTGTTTTTGATCAGTGGACCGTCATCGGCCGTTCTAAAGACCCGGCAAAAGCGAAAAAAGGATATCTTGAATGCCGTTGTTCTTGCGGAACTGTTTCTGATGTTTCCGGGCACTCACTCATTAGCGGGAAAAGTAAATCATGCAAAAAATGCGGGTATGCAAGATCGGCGCTTACTAAATTAGAAGCAAACACTAAAAATTCAAAAGAAAAATATGAAGGCAAAACAGTCAACGGTTTTTTTATAAAAAAGATTGTTGATAAAGAAAAAAGCGGCACCTGTACCAGATGTATTGCAATTTGTCCCAAATGTGGGCGCGAATTCACAACGCGGTTGTCAAGCATAAAGAATTTACAATTCTGTGGTCATTGCGAACGAGACAAAAAAGAACTATTGGAAATAACCAGAAAAGTCGTAAACGTAGATGGAACCGACTTGTCAAAAATTCGTTCGCGCGTAAATGGAACAGTAAATAAAAACTCTAGAACTGGGATAAACGGTGTTGCGCTTACCCAAAAAGGCACCTACAAAGCATATATTAACTTTAAGCATAAACGCATTCACCTTGGTTTCTTCACTAATCTAAAAGACGCAGCCGCTGCCAGAAAAGAAGCCGAAGAAATTCTTTACAATAAATTTTTAGCCGATAACGCCGGTTGGGAACAGCGCCTGGCAGACGCAATGGCCGAATACAAAAAGAACAAGGAATAACCGGCAACTTCGCTAAAGATAAATTTAGCGAAATGTAGGGAACCCAATAAAATTTTCAAAACCTCCTTGACATATGACATAAAACGTCATGTGAACAGGAGGCTTTCTTATGGCTCTTACTACGGAACAGGTTTTTGCACTGGGTATTCTTTATAACAAGCTCGCCACGATTGTTTATGGCGAGGATGGCCCCAAAGCCAATAACCTCCAGAACGCCACCATGCATCCTTTAATGGAAGTCGCGCAGCTTATTCTTCGCGCCCACACAGAACACCGCATAACACCGGAGTTGGACCGCCTCATTGCTCTGACTTACTCCACAATTACCGAAGATGATATGCAAAACGAGTTTTCTAAGCTGCTTCCTGTTGAGCTGCAAGGCTCTTTCGCTCTCGGTTATTATCATGGTCAGGCCGAAAAGTATTCGGATATTAAGCCCATCGGCCTCAAAGCCATGCGTTCCCGTGCCAACTTGACAGCCCAGCAGGTCGCGGATAAACTCGGTGTATCACTCCGTCAATACCAACGCATTGAATCCGGCGAAAGTAAACCCACTGTTCAGGTTGCACAAACTCTTGCCTCGCTGTTTCAATGCTCTGTCAATGATTTATTTTAAGAGGTAGTTTCATGCTTCGTCGTTGCACTCGCTGCGGAAGTTCATTTGAAGGGCAAAAAGAACAGCGCCTATGCCCCTCATGTCGTGAACAGGCCGCTCATAAACCACGCATGATATCTCATGTTTGTAAGTCGTGTGGTGCTACTTTTACCGGTGGTCCTCGTGCGTCTTTCTGCCCAGAATGTAAGGCGGAACGTGATAAGCAGGCTGTAAAAAAATGTCGGAACCTTGCTAAAAACAAGACCACTCGCCAAATTGGATCTACCGATATCTGTCAGCGGTGTGGCAAGCCTTATATCGTAAAAGGTGGCCTTCAAAAATATTGTCCAGAATGCGCCCCGATCTCCTTAAAAGAAAAAACCGAGCCGTTAAAACGTGCCTGGGCTGCCAATTACCGTGAACAAAACCCAGACCACAAAAAGAACATGCAGAAAAACGGAACAATTTGTGTTGTCTGCGGAAAAACTTTTGCTGCAGTAGATCGTAGTAATGCTTGTTCTCCTGAATGTTTAGCAATTCTTAAAAAACAACAGCAATACCATAAGGACATAAAACGTGGGCGTTATAAAAAATTATCAAACACAAAAGGAGAACCATCATGATAACTGAAATTATTGTAGGGGTTCTTGCCTGCACCCGTAAAACATCGGAACATGGCCCTGTCACAACAACCTATTTTACCTTTGTGTCAAATGATCCGTATCAGGCCCACCGTCTTCCGGCTGGCTGGGTTCTTCAAGGCCAAAAACCGTCCGGTATCCCCTGTAAAAAACTCGTCACCATCGAACTGCCGGATTATATTCATGATGCCAATAGCGATTTTGGCACTCACTATATTTCTGAATATTCCACCAAAGATGGCAACGCAAACAAGGTTTTCTTTTCCTGTGATGCTATCCCCGTTCTGGACGGCTTTGAACCCGCAATCAACTCCGCCATTCAAACCATCAAGATCTCCACACCAACCCCATCCGGCAAGCGCGAGGATCTTCCCGCCAAAGTTCTTTCTGTCTCTGAACTGTACTGATACTTCCAACCTGCTAAAAAATAGGGAGCACCCAAGGTTTCAAACCAAAGGTACTCCCTATTCCTGTTTGTATAATTCTTTGCTGTTTTTACTCAAGCGTAAAATTTACTTGTGATCCAACGACTCTTTATGGTATACTATTCTCCAGAGGATTGAAGCTCCGCTGAATTTCACCCAACTTTATAAGCGCTTAGGCGGCCACCTCCCACTAGCCGGAAGGCTAAATGGAGGTTTAATCATTTTCGCCTTTCGGCAATCTTATTGTCGGAGGTGATGCCATGAATTCTATTATGGATGTGCTTACAATCGTAAGCTGCATCGGTACATGGACTGGCGTTTTTGTGGCCATTTATTTTGGCCGTAAAAAGAAATGAGGCTACCTAACTAGCACTTAGGTGGCCTCATCTGAACTGGGTACATTGTAGCAGATGTATTTGGTTCATTTGTAGCTAACTGAGGTGTTCGCTTATTAAGAGCTTCAATCCTCTATTTGTATTATATACCACATGTTGTTCGCTGTCAACCTTAACGCTTAAACAAAAATTCCTGTATATCGTCAAATGCTCGCTGCATCTGCTCCACATTGTCGCCGTTCAGGTTGTGCCCCAGCTGTGCAAATTCTGCCCGCAGTAGCATGTTAATGCTTTCATCCAGGCTATTCAGGTGCTTCTTCACACCCTCCAACTGCTTGTCAAACGTGTCGCAGCGCCCTTCCACCGTTTTCAGCCGATCTTCAATCTTGTCCATCCGGGCATCCTGATCTCTGTTTGGCTTTTTCAAAAAGTTGTTGAACTTAACCCCCTGGGCAATCGCATTCGAAATACTAACCACCGCCGCACAAGCTGAAAGCACCAGCATCAGTATGTCCTGCGCCGTAAATGTAAATACCGGGTTAGGCATCTGCGTTCACCTTCTCTCCGGCAGCAGCTTCACCCGCCTTCATCTGCTCGTAAGCCGCCTGGGCAATCGCACGCGCCTGCTCCTCTGTAATGGTAACGCCGGCCTGCTTGGCCACTTCCATAATCAGTTCTGCGGCACGCTTGTTCTTTTCCTCGCCGGAAATATCGTTAAAATACTGCTTGATATATTTACAGGCGCTTAACCCCCACTGCATCAACAGCGGGTAGCCGCTCAACAGGTTCAGTGCCTTGTTTACTGTCTCCTGGGCGTTCGGCAACACATATTTGCCGACCATAAAAGCAACCACGCAAACCAGGCCCATCACAATATATACAATTCCCTGTTCCATACCTAACCTCCAATCTCTTCCGTGTCACTTGTCTCATCAATCGGCGTAAAAATCTCATCACCAGGGGGCGTATTGTCACCCTCTGTTTTTTCTTCTTCCGCTACTTTTTCCCTCACCTTGATCCAGGCGTTACACAAATTCTCCGCACTCATTGCCGCAAACAGCCCAATGTTAAAAGACGATTCCGGTAACTGTCCGGTCCTAAAACACAGGATCATGTATACAATCGCGTAAATAATCGTTGCGCCCATTGTAAAAACAATAATCTTTTTGCTGAACCTCATCAGGCTCCAGTTTTCCTTCATAAAAATCACCTGCTTTGGCTGCACTCAGGTATGGCTCTTCACCGCTTTTTGGCTGATATAACCATAAACCGTTTTGAACCAGCCGTCCACGACCGTCTCATATCCAATGCAAACAGGCTTGCCGGTCTTGGCATTCGGGCTGCTGATCACCCCAATGGACTGGTACTGCATTCCGGCACCCTTACGCACATTCCATTTGCCGTTGTTCAGGGTAATGGCTTTTGCCACAGTCTTTTTCACTGCCGGTTCAACCTTCGGCTCCTCAGCCGCTTCCTGCTTGTCTACCTGTACACTGTGCTGGTTTGCATTGGCCCACAAAATCACACCGCGGCTGGCCGGCTTAAAGTCATCATCCAACCAGCATAGCGGGTTCTCGCGCACACCTTTCCAGCGCACCTCAAAGTGCAAATGGGCACCAAAACAGTTGCCGGTCTGGCCGCTGTAACCAATCACTTCGCCGGTTTTCACCTTCTGTCCAACCTTCACCGTGATAGAATTCAAATGAGCATACAACGTTTCCAGCTTGCCGCCTTTATACGCCATATGCTCAATCTTCACCATATTGCCATAACTGTTGGTGTCGCCCTGGGTCACTCGCCCATTCCAATGGTAAACCACGCGCACCGTTCCGTCTTCCGCCGCAAACACCGGTGTTCCCACCAAAGCGCGGAAGTCGATTGCCCTGTGCAACGCCCCACTGTTATATTTCCAGCCGGCCGTAATCACATGCTGCGCCAATGGCCACCCAAAACATACCTCTCCATTCTTCAGCCGCATCTTCCATCAGCCTCCTTTTAACATTCCATCGTATTGTAAAGTAATTTTGCTTCACGGTTATTTCAGCTTAGTTAATAATCCCACCTTTGTATTCGTCGCCATACTGTATACTTCTCGCTTCTTAACTTAAAAAGATCCAGCCGGATAATTGTAGCCAGTTATAGTTGTAAAACACTCCTTCATCGGGAGTATTTAGCGTGAATTTTCTTGTGCAGCAAATATTGCACTTATAATCTGTTCCGTTACTTTGCTTTTTCCAGAAGACAAAACTTGCGACATGACAATCTTCGTCACTGCTGGCATTGCTAATCATAGTATCGTAACGTGTTCCAGCAAAACTTTGAATCGTGTCCGCGGTTGGTTTTGTTAAAGTACAACACTCGTATGTCATGCCTTGGATCAGACTTTTATTACTGGTAACACCAACGTTGATTTCAAAATAAATCATTTTTCCGATTTTATAAAATTTTTTTGAGCCGAGTTTCCAGCCGCTCTCAGCTGTTATAGTGGGTTCCCAAGTCTCAACTGCCATTCCTGTGTTCGCCGGTGTCATATAAATCTGGTTTGCATTCAGTTTTCCATTTGTCTTAGCCGTATCATATTGGCTTTGTGTCAGGTAGTTAATTACCAAACTGTCCAGCTTTGTATCAGTTGCCATAATCATATACCTCTCGTTACAATCGCGCTGATCGCCGTCAGTCCACTCGGCAGCCCAGTCAGTTTTCCGTTGCTGATGCTTAGGCTCAGATTGGTACTACTTGGGCCGCCATATATGGCGCCCTTGTGGTACTTGTCGCCCTCAAACGCGACCAGGCTCGTAGTCTGCCAGCCGCCTACGAGCCTGGTCATGGTGCCGTAGCCCCAAATCTTGATTGTCCCGTCAGTGCGCTTAAAACTAACGCTGGGGTTGGTGTTCGTAATGGCATATGCCTCAATGTTGTTATTGCTGCTGCCGCCGGAACTCCCGCCGCCGGCATAAGTTCCTGTCACACCAAAAATGCTCACACCGCTCTTAATGTTCCCGGCCACCAGGTTTGCATCGCCTTTAATGGTCTGAGCACCACTTAAATACTGGCTTGCCGCAATACTTTGGTCACTGGTCTTTGGGGTGTAAGTTGCCGCAGCCTTCTTTGTTACGCCACTACCAACATAAGTTCTGGAAACAGCGTTTACCGTTACGGAGCTCAAACCATCATACCCGCTGTCCGGGCTGATGGTCTGGGTACTTTCACTAGGCGTCGCGGTTTTTGTCTGTAGCCTGGGGCTGCTTCCGCCACTGCTGCTCCCAGCATAACTGCCTGTCACATTAAAAATCTTCACACCGTTTCTAATGTTACCGGCGGTCAAATTGCTGTCACCCTTAATCGTCTGGGTTCCATTCAAATACTGGCCGGATGCAATGCTCTGGTCACTCGTTCCTGGCGTATAAGTCGCAGCACTCTTTTTCGTCACGCCGCTTCCCACATAAGTTCTCGATACTGCATTTACTGTAACCTGGCTCAAACCGTCATAGCCATAGTCGGCCTTGATCGTCTGTGCGCTCTCACTGGGGTTGACTGTCTTGCTCTGCAAACTCGCCCCACTGGCACCACCAGTCACAAAACCGCCCTGCATATCTACCTGCGTACTTCCTAAATAAACTCCCATATAAAAATCACCACCTGCTAATTGTCACACTTGTTGCGCCCACACTGGCTGCCGTAATGCTGATCGATTTCGCACTGCTGCCATCCCATGCACCCTGGCTTGTCCCGTTCAGGTTAATCGTCAAAGCTGCATTCACCTTGTTGGCGCTCGTTGCTGCACCGCCCGCACTGCTGGACCCAGCATAGTTGTGGGTGTGGCTGCTCGGCGTAAAGGTGCTCGGTTTGCCTGTGACATTAACCCATGCAACAGAACTTGCAGAGTCTGCAACTCCTGCGGTAGCGGGCTTTTCCGTAATGGCTGTCCAGTTACTCCATCCGTCGCTCATATTAGAACTGTTGTGCATACGATACCACAGATGCGCACCTTGCGATGTCCTGTGTGGCCAATAAATCTGGATGATACGATTTTCACTACCGCCATTTTCACTGTCCAACACCTGTAAGATTCCAAAAGCATATTCATCAACAGGCGCATGATAATCAGCTGTCATGGTGCAGCTCTGAATCTTGTAAACACCAAACGTCTTCAATGTATTCCAGTCAACTTTACCGGATTCTGTGCCTTGTAGATGGATATGTCCACTGTCAGCTTTACCAGCCAGTTTCGTGTTAATCTCAGACTCCGTATAATACCGGTCATCATGTGTGTGCCCACTTGGCGCCTTCCCATCAACAAGACCTTTTAATACTTTGCCCTGTGCAGCACTCAGGCTCTGGTCTGTGGCATCACTGGTCAGGTTATTCTGTACCCCACGCCATGTATTTGTATCGGTAAACACAGCACTCGCCGGCACACTCTTACCCAGTGTATAGGTAGTCGCCACCGGTTTGCCATCATTAAAATAAACCGGCTGTGTCGCACTGCCTGCACTCGAACTCAATTTCGTTGCAGAATCAGCAGACCCAGCCGCCTTAGCGTTCTTTACACTGAAATTTGATGGGTTATACACATACATGTCTGACCCATTCTCACCACCCCAAAGCCATGTCGGCTGGCCATCTTTGCCAGACCAATTAAATGTCATAGGGGTATCGGCGTCTCCGTTTCTTCCAAGCTTTGCAGCAGTGCCTGTCAGTTTACCGATAAAATTAGGCGCAGTGACAGAATCACTGACATAAAGCTTAGAAAGCAGGCGTGTCACGCCATTTACAATCAAATTAGAAAGTTGAGCCATTCCATCACCTCCGTCAGTTTTCGATGAAATTATCCATTGCGATTGAATTAACAAGTATTCGTCCGCTGTTTATTGCGCCGTCCACAAAAGAATCTGCAGGTACAACGCGAATATTTTTATAAGTTATTGTTCCTTTGCCGTTGGAATAATCTGCTCGGCAACCAAGCTCATATCCTGGTTGTTCTGCCGTAAATTTCACCTTAAAATGTTTTGTTCCACTGTTAGAACTAAGCATTAAAGAAGTAAGATTGCCGATTTTTGATGCCATCGGGTTTCCGTAATTCCAAGACCAATTTGAGCCATTATAAACAGAGCCCTGCGCCCACATTCCAAAATTGCTTGCAGCATCAGTTGTGAACCCACTCCAAACAATATCCATATCAATGTAATATTCCTTGTCAACAACAAAACCTGTGATCGTTCGTTCCATACATGAATTTTTAACAGACGCAGTTGGTGTATATCCTTCGCTCATAAATGTGTTCAGCATAGCGCCGTTTGTCTCTACAAAACTTCCCGCATTCACAACTCCACTTTTATTCACTCCCACACTCATGTTTCAATCAGCTCTCCCTTCGTCATCATCGTTCCGGTGCTTGTAATTGAAACCGGTGTGTTGTATAGCTCTGCAATGTCCTCGTCCGATAGAGCAGTAGCATAAATGCGGAAATCGGAAAGCTTGCCATGGAAATTTGTATTCCAATCACTTCCCGCATAACTGTCACCCAATGTAAATGTGCCCGCAGGCATTATTGTTTTATCTGCATAGGTAGCGCTGCAATTTTTCTTGCCATCCAAATACCAGGTCGCTACACCTTCTTTGTATACATAAGTGAACAAATGCCAGGTATTTACCGCAATATTACTTCCGCCTTTCACATAATTCGGGCTAACGCTTCCACGGTATCCCCACTGCGCACAGCCTTCGGTATTAACTGCCAGCCACAAACCGGAGTCGCCATAACCGTTACTGTTCAACCAAGTAGAATATGCGCCGCCTTCAATTTGGTTCAGCCAAATACTAATCGTGAAGTTGCTCGCAGCCTGCCCACCAAACGGCATTTTCCCAGTAATATAATTTTTATAAGGGAACTCATAACACTTATCATACATCGGGCTGTTCCCAGCCAAAACCGGCCGGCAAGCGCTTGTAACACTGCCATGGTTTCCCATTCCGCTCGTGTCATACACCGTGTTATCCGCCCAGCTGCCATTGCTTCCACTTGCTGCCGTACTGCACTCACTTACACAAACGTCTTTCAAGTCAAAATCGCAAGTGTAAACCATATCCTTAGTTGCAAGGCTTTCGGAATAAAATTCAACCAGTGGTTTCGTATTATACTCTGTGCCGGATCTTGTGTACTTTGCGTCCAGCTTGATCTGGATGTGGTATTCATGCCACTGGTTGTCCGCCACCGTGATCGTCTTCATGCTCGTAACCCAGTCATTACTGATGTGTGCCGCTCTAAAGCTAATGTTAAAGTTCTTGCTGTGGCACCGCACCTTGCAACTGTAATCATATGTCTTGCCAGCAGTAAAACTAAAAGTAGGGAAGTAAAAATTAGGCCAGGTATTATTACCGGTTCCTGTATAACTCAGCTTGTAATTATACCCGCGTTCATTTGCCAGCTTGGTCACAGTATAGCTACTACCGCTCGGCTTCCCCTCAAAATTATCTCCACTATATTTGTTAATACTCCCTGTTGCATACGGATCATTCAACGGATAGTGACAGCACAGCCCCTGTGCAATCTCGTGAACTTCTTTCGGAGAAAGTGCATTGTCGTAAATACGAAAATCAGCGATAGAACCGTTATATGTGTTGTTACCGGCAATTCTTGACATCAGCATGATCTTACGGTTCCCACTTAACACTGTACTTAGTTGATTCGTCTGGGTATATTTATTTTGCAAGGTGCCATTTATATACAGTAAGCATTGTTCTCCAGTAATTACGAAGCCAATATGATACCATTTATTATTAGAAAACTCGCCAAGTACAGAACCACTGCTGATCAGAGGCGTTTTATCTGCATACCAATAATATCGTGTTGTTTTAGAGACCTCAAAACGGTTATCACCAGCTCCAATAGAAAATACATCACACCATGCGTCCGGCGTATCTGGATAAAACCAAAATGTAATTGTCAACTGTTCGCTATCTATATCATATGGGATGCTAATTTTCTGCCCGGTAAACACACCGCATTTTCCAATCGGGCCATTACCCCAAGATGCAGGACTACCATTTATGGCAACCCCACTTATCCCTTGATTTTCGTTCTTGCCATTCAGCGGTAGCCAAACCTGCAATGCCATAACCACCGCCTCCTTAACTAAACGTAAAATTCACACACTTGTTTGTTGCATCGTATCGCAGTGTACATCCATCGCCAATCATAACCTCATTGGCGCTCATGCGTCCGGCAACACCAACACCGCCACTTACCTTCACAGCGCCAGTACTTTTATTTGTAGACGCAGTTGTATTTGTAAACGCAGTCACACCCGTCACAGTTCCGCCCGCCAGCGGTAGGTATGGATGACTGTGCGTATCAGCTTTGGTTTTCAGCTTCGCGTCAATCTCGCTCTCTGTATAGTACCGATCATCATGTGTATGATTCGATGCAGCATATGCAGAGGATGCAGTGTAGGCCGCGTTTCCAAGTCCAAGCCACGATTGCAACGCGCTTTTAGACACATCCTTGATTTTTGCAGTTGTAGACCCGCCGTCACCAGTTGTATAACCAGCAATATATTTGATAGCATCGCCAGTAATCCCGTCACCGTTATACCCGATTTTGATAGTTTTGCTTGGGGTATTATAATCAGCAACACCAATCGCAACATCTGCATTTGCCGCTTTTGTCGCATACTTAACGCTCTTATTTGCATCTGCAGTATTGTCCACATTGTCAAGACCAACCTGCGCTTTCGTATGCGTATGGCTTGCCGCAGCATAGCTGCCCTTTGGCTGATAAATAGCGTCACCCTTGCCCTTGATGTAACTCCATAATGCTTTTACTGGTCGCCGGTAGTATGTGGTTGAAGTAGTTCCACCTCCCGCATACTGAGATACATAATAGTCATCATCTTGCGGAGTGGAATCGCCAATAGAGAGATTGTTAATAAGTACGCTTGCGTCGTGGGTATGCCCGGCAGTAGCAAATTGACCCTTGTTTACAGCACGAAGTTCATACCCATTCCAGCCAGCAAGCCAAGTGTAATCTGTATAACTCATGCCGGCTTTTGAATAAGCAAATGTTGTATCTGAAGACTTATTGCCTATGTCTTTTATACTATTATGGGTATGTCCCATAGCAGCTTTCCCATCCACCAGGGTTTTTAGCGCCTTGCCCTGTGCTGCGCTCAAACTGTCAGTCGTACTGTCGCTGGTCAAATTGTTTTGGATGCCGCGCCAAGTGTCGGTGTCTGTCAGCTTGTCCTGCACCCATCCGCTCCAGGTCCCGTTTACACAATGGCGGCGGTAAGCGGCACTGTCGCTGTAAACAATCTGGGTATAAAAATTTCCACTTGCCTGGTGAATTACAATCAAGCCAAAATTGTCTACGTTACTTGGTTTATTTGTCACGTTGTTGCCGCCGCCAGAACTGTAAAATCCTGGCGTCACCACATCGTTTAAGTTCTCGTTTGTCAACACAATCATGGCGGCTTTGCTCTCATTCAGGATCTTACCCTGGTTTGCCGCAAGGCTCTGGTCGGTCGCGCTGTTGGTCAAGCTGTTCACAACCGGCCGCCATGTGTTTGTGTTCTGTTTGGGTGGGGTGTATCCCAGTGCATTCGTTACATTGGCCGCCGTCACACTAAGTACGCCGCTGCTGTTTGTAATGTTCGCTCCGGTTTTCACGCCGCCCAACACATTGCTGGTCGCCGTGGGCAGGCTGTATTTGTTCGCCCCCTCGGCAATCCCATCCAATTTTTTCTTATCGGCTGCGCTCATAAAGCCAGCCGCGCTCTGTGTAGCTCCCCCGTGCCCGTGGCTAATGGGCGCAAAAATGGTTTTCAGCTTGCCAAAAAAGTAGCTCAACCCCGCGTTACTCAAATATCCCACTTTACCACACCTCCTCTTGGTTTAGTTTTTAAGATGCCAAAATGGTATCAATTTCAGTGTTCTGGATCGCATCAATGGTAAACACCTGGCCCAGTCCATCCCACTTCTCGCCATTCCAGGCATAGTTCATGCCATTGCCAACGTCGTATACATCACCAATGGTCTGGCCGCTGGTCGGCAGCTTGTCATAGCTTGCCACACTGCCTTTGTAACGGTACATAGCGGTAATGTCGCTCTTCAGGGCATAGGTGCTTGCCGCGCCAAAAGCATCCAGTTTCTTCTTGTCGGCAGTGCTCATCAGGCCATGGGCGCCCTGGGTGGCATCATTGTAGGTGGTGTTGGTGCTGGGGATACCCAATGCCGTAATATCGCCCTTGGCAACCGCAGTCACAGCGCTTACATGTCCGGTCGCATCCACAGTGATTTTGTACAGGCCACTGTCATGTGCGGTATAGCTGGGGTGTACATACTTGTTGGCACCGGCAGCAATGCCGTCCAGTTTTGTTTTGTCAGCGGCGGTCATCAAACCGTGTGCGCTCTGGGTTGCATCGTTGTAAGTGGTATTGGTCGGGGTTGCCCAGGTGCCATCACCGCGCAGATACAATCCCTGCTGCCCTTTGGCAGGTGCGCTCACCAGGCCGGAACTACCAGCCGTATCAGCGGTCGCACCCTTAAAGTTGGTATAGGTGGTGTCTTTGTCAGCAACCCACTTGGCCGTACCATCGGCACTCCAGCCCAGGATCATGCCGTCAGAACCACCTACCGGGATGTGCTTGTTGCCGCTTGTAGCTGGATGTACATATTTGTTTGCACCGTCCGCAACACCGTCCAGCTTCTTCTTATCAGCGGCACTCATCAGGCCGGCGCTCGTGGTGCTTGCAGCTCCATAGGTGGTGTTCGGAGGGGTCGTCCAAGCACCGGTCGAATCCAGCCAGCGCTGCGCACCCTTCGTCGGGCTGGGCACCAATCCGCTCTTGCCATCCGCATCAACCGTTGCGCCGCTCATCACGCTGTAGGTGGTATCCTTTTCGTTTACCCACTTAGCGGTGCCGTCCGCGCTCCAACCCAAAATCTGGTTGGCACTGCCGCCTGCAGGGATATGTTTATTCCCGCTGGTTGTCGGGTGGATGTAATTCATCAGGCCGGCCAGTTTGGTCTTTTCTGCCGTGGTGTAATCATTGGTCGAAAGCCCCTTGCCATCAACCTTGTCTACCTTGCCCGCCAGCAAAGCTTTAATCTTCTGACAAAAATAAAGCAGACCGTCATAACTCAAAAATTTCATATTATCCCCTCCTATTCGTCTTTGAATAAATTATCAATTTGGCTGTTGGTAATCTCGTCAATCACAGCTTCCGGGCTTGGGGTGTTGATAATCAGTCTCCCATCTGCATCCGCCGTCACGCTCGTAATGCCGGTGCCGCGCACCTTTACCGTACCTTTTGCCACATCACCATGTTTCAGCTCCAAATTGACTTCTGTGGCATCAGCCTTGCTGGCCCCAATTGTAAAATCAGTATCATTCAGCATTACCCAACCAGAGTTATAAATATATAAATCTCCGGGCGGCAGGTAATAAATCTTCCCGGCCAGCGGGGCCAATGGCAGCTCACTCACTCGTTCCAGATCGCTTCCAATCCGAACTCGCCCGCCGGCTGTGTCCCGGTAAGTGTTTCCCGTATCCAAGCAGCATACCAGCTGTCCATTCACAATAGGAGTTTTATCCAGCTGCGACTGTTGGATCTCGCATAAAGAAAGTTTTGACATCGTAAAACTCCTTTTTGTAACAATAAAAAAACCGCCTACCTGCGTACAGATAAGCGGTTTCGATTCAGTATTTAATTTGACAAATTTTGCATTGACAGTATAATAATAGCAGAACTAAGGCACCAACGTTTATTCCTTTTTGCCATATCTTCCTCATAGACGTAATAGGCGGTCAAACCTCCCATCTGCCGCAAGGCATTGTGGAGCGCCCTTACTTTGCCTTCCGGTAAATTTATTTTTGCCAGGAGGTGATGCTTATGCCGGATCTATCCTTTGTTGATACCATCGTCATTATTGGCGTTGTGTTCACTGGGGTACAAACTGTCGTAGCAGTTATCACGTTTTTTCGTGGTAATAAAAAGTAAAACCGCCCTGTCGCCCACAGAACGGTTTTTGCTATGATGGTTTAACTGTCATACATAAACTATAAACTGAGGTAGACCGTCTATGTCGGTGCCTTAGTTCTACTATTATTATATATTCAACATCGTTGTTTGTCAATACAATATAAAACCTTCGCTGCACAGTGCATGTTCTCCTTATTTCGCAAAACACTGGCTCCACAGCGAAGGCTATTTTTTATGTCAATTTGAAATAACTAACCGCTTGGCCGTCTCAGCCAATGGTCTTCCAGGTAATAGCGCCCTCAACAACCTTCACACGGGTATCCATGGCAGTGTTCAGGCCGTCAGCATACTCCTTGGCGGCATCACGGGCAGCATCAGCCTTGGTGGTTGCGTCAGCAGCGGCAGCAGCAATGGCCTCGCTCTTGGCGGCAGCCAGCTGTTCAGTGCCCACCTTGGCATCCCAGGTGGCCTTCTGTTCCTTGGTCACATGGATGTCGGCATTCGCAGTGTGTGTATCCAGGGCGGTCTGCACAGCCTTGATCTTTTTGTCAGCTTCAGCCTTGGTATAAGCATCGGGCACAGCAACATACAGGCCGTCTTCCTCCAGGGTAATGGAGTTGTCAGCCTTGGCGCTCACCTTCACCTTCACGCTGATCTTATTGTCGGTAGAAACAGTAACCTCAGCGGTGGAAGTTGCCAGACCGGTGTAAACATCAATCAGGCTGCCAACCGGGATTTTGATCACATCGCCGCTGGTAATGGTCAGCTCAATGTTTTTGTCCTTGGCATTATAGGTGCCGCTGGTCACAACCAGATCCTTGCCCAGCGCAATGGTCAGTTCGTCGCCGCCAAATACCGGTAGCTTGATGGTGCGGGTGCTTGCGTCATAAGTCGGTGCATGCACAACGCCAGTCAGGGTGGTAGCAACGGGGTCGCCGCCCTTGGCAACACTCAGCACGCCATCATTGTAGGTAACATCGGTAACAAACACACCCTTGCTGCCAACAACGCCCTCAATCTTGGCATCAACGTAGTCGGCAACAGCCTTGGTGGTCGGCACATTGTCATCGCTGGCGTCGGCAGCCGGGATCTCAGTCACGGTGGCCTTGTTCAGCTGGATATAGCTGGTGCCATTGAACACATGCAGGGTAAAGTCGCTGGTGCGCACATAAACAACGCCCTGCACCTGGCCGGAACCAGGCAGGGTACTCATCAGCTTGCAGCTCTTGGTGTATTCAACTGCACCCTTAAAAATCTGCAAAGTGTCAGTCAAAAAATACAGGGTGTCGTTGTCCTTTGCCTCCAGGGCTTCAAAGTTAGCTTTGGTGCCATAATTAAATTTTACTTCTGCCATAATTATCTCTCCTTAAATTTCATGTTGTTTTTGTCGGTTAAAATTCCTGCCAAACAAATCCAGTGCTTGCAGTGCTGAACGGCTCAACAGCAAACTTCCCGGTGTCCAACAGCTGTACAATCCACGGCTCGTACTTGCCCTCGGTGTTTTTAATCATTACGGTCTGTCCGGCATAAGTGTCGCTGCTGTTGTTCAGCTGCTCATTGGCTTGCCCGTTGCTGTCAAAAACACGGGTACGGGGGCGGATCGCCTGCTTGCTCTTATCGTCACGGATGTAATAAAACTCCGATGTATCCTTGGTAATAACCAGGTCCTTCTCGTCAATAATTCCATTCGTAATCGCTGTATCCAGATTTTCCGCGTTACCATAGCCCAACTTGCTTGTGGTTGCCATTCTCCCAACTCCTTTCTCCATTTGTCGCTATATAGAAAAAACGCAGGCGGCCAAGCCTTAAAACTCAACTACCCGCATATTTCCATCAGTTGTACCATCGCCACCGCTGCCGGTACCGCCGCTGCTCTTGATCTCTACCGCATTGCCAATCGGGCTTCCGTTGGCGGTCAGCTGCAGCATGTCATTCTTGTAGCTCAGGTTGTCGGCCTTGCTGTTCATCATGGCGTTGCTCTTATCAATCATGGCCTTCAGCATGGCCTGCATCGCAATAATCCGCTGGTCCAAAGCATTCAGTGCTTCGTCCGGGATCGTAGCTGCCCAGTCGTAAACATCAATAATTTTAATTTCGCCCGGTCCAACCTTGCGGATGTACTGGGTGGTCCTGCCTTCAGCATCCATCTCAATGTTGCCAAAGGTCAGCTGGAACTCAATCACACCGGCCTCACTGGTCAGAGCTGTGTCAAAGGGCAGCTTATATTCCAGTTTGTTTTTATACAGTTCGTCACTCAGCGTCAAAAACTCGGTGCGGTATTTCTTGCTCACCGGTAACCGGTATTCCAGCATCACCACATAGTCGCGCATGTCTTTGCCTTTGTATTCCGGGTCAGCCAAAAAATGCAGGGTGTCTACCAGTTTGCTCTGCTGCATCACGCGCTCCACCACACTGGCGGTCAGGGTATTGTCCTCGTTAATCAGGATCGTGTACATTGCTCGTCTCCTTTCCGCCCACAATGTAGTCAAACTCATTGCGGCTGATTTTGCCCTTGTGCCACAGCGCATTTAGGGTCGCTTCTTTTAATCGGCAATCCAAATACAGCCGCCGCAAACTCTCCACAAAGTCGCTCATAGCACACCTCCTTCAATCAGGCTCAGGGTATAAGCATCAATAATAGCCTCAGGGGTTTTGGCCCCCAAGGCTTTCAGCTTGTCATATTCGTAAACACTGATCTCTACCAGTTGCACGGTATCGTATCCTGCCGCCGGAATGTTATAGTATCCGTCCACATGCCAGATGTAGCGCCCATCACTGCTCACAATTCCTTCGGCATCATCTGCCGTGCAGTTCACCATAATCCCGTGTTTCGCCTGGTATTTCACAAAACTCAGGTGGTCAAGGGTATCAATCACCTGGCCGTTATATATCACCTTGTAATACATTTCGTCCCTCAACCTCCTTTACACGCTGAACATTACGCGCACGCCATGCTGCTCATTCGGGGTAACATAGCTGTAAATCTGGCCATCTGCCGCAACCTGCAAAAAGTAACCTGCATACTGAACATTCGGGCTGCGTGTCCAATAAGTGGTGGCCGCACCATCATCGTCATAGCAGATTCGGCTCTGATTATCTGTCATGTAACTGATCGTTGTACCTTCATAAATATACGGCTCACTGTTCATGCTGGGGTTCAGCTCATATGCAGCCGGTATAAAGAAGTAACAATCCGCCGTCACAATTTCCTTGGATGTTCCGCCCGCACTGGATGTCACTTTTACCTGCTGGATCAACTGCTGCCATCCAATCGGCAAGGCATTCGGCAGCCGTTTGTCCAGGTAGGTGCGCAGCGTTGCTGCGGGCCAACCGCCATTGTTGTAATAGCTACTGGTAATCGGCATCTTGCGTGCCAGCGTATTTTTCGCCAAAAACGTCATTGCGCAGCGCTTGTTTGTGTTATCGCTTAAATAAAACTGCTTAAATCCGCACATCTCAAATTCGCGGGTTTCATGCGGCCATGCAGCCAGCTTCCGGCAGGCATTGTCGCCCAGGTCTGCATACCAAACTTTCGCCCAGTACACATCACCCTTGGCAAACCGTTCATATTCTCCGTCATCTGCCTTGGCGCAACCAAACACCAGCGTTGCATTGGTCTGTGTAATTCGTCCACGGTTAATCTCGGTGTAAACAATGTCGTCACCGTAAATATTAGCCGTATACACATGCAGGTTGTTTTCGCCCTTCTTGTGGCGCATTACCACCATGTCACGGGTTCCAACTGTGGCAGCTGTTGCGCTTTCGGTGCCCCAACTGATCTTGGCTCCATTATTATTCCAAATGCGGATGCCGTTCATGCCGTTGGTTTCAAAACACTGCATCAGCACAGCATTGGCCGTATCGGTTGTGGTCATCCGGTAGTCTACCGCCAGCACCCAGTCCCGGTCTTCCTTCAACAGCTGCACACCGGTGTCCACATAGTTGGTGCCATCAAAGATCTTTTTCTCGTTGATCAAAACCTTCTCTTCAATGTCAGAGTAGCTAAAGTCGTTGCCCATCGTAATGGTCACAGCGTCCTTGGGGCTAACCACCTTATTCTCCACACCAACCTTTTTCATTGCGTAAATCTCAACCGGGCGCAAACTGCCAATCTCTTTGCCGTCAAAATAGCCAGAGGTATATTCGCAGCTGTCATATACCGCATTGATGTCCTTGTCTCCGTTCACATATCCGCCCTTGTCCCAATGGTCAAACAGATAGAACTTATAGGCACCTTCCTCCGCCGTGTAGGTCGGGGTATCGCCTTCGTACAACACCATACTGCCATAGGGGGCAACTGTTTTCTGCTTCTCCGCACCATTGTTTAGGTAGCGCACGGTATACTTCCGCACACTCTCGGTATATTTGGCCGTTACGGTCTGGTTGGTAAATACTGTAACAAACTTTGTGTCCCATCCAGCATAGGTAAAGTCAGTGCTCACCGTACTCTTCTTGGTCGGCTTCGGGATCGGCTTCTCCGCACGGGTCACAGGGTCAACAGCCTTACCACCCTTGTCAATGTACTGCACATCCAAAACTGTGTGTTCGTTATCATCATTCACAAAGGTCCAGGTAAACTGTTCCACCAGCGTGTTGTAGCTGATCTTCAAATCCGGCCACTGTGCATTAAACTCTGCCAGCTTCTTTTCACGCATAATGGGCACATGTACCTTGCCCTCCAGTACAGAGTGCTCGGTATTATAGCCGTTCTCATCCAGGCCGGTCATCGTGTACAGCCGGTCAAGCAGCGCTGTATCCTCGCATTCCCAATCAAGGCCAGTCAGGCGCACGCGGTTCAAACCTGTGCATTTTTCCAACATAGCTTTCAAGTCAATGGTCGGGCAGCTTTCCACAACCAGTGTGGTCAGGTTCTCATAGCCGTCAATCTTCAAATTGGTCAGGTGGTTCAGGTTCTGTGCCGTCAGGCTTGCAATCGCAGGCAGTTCAGCCTTTTCAATCTTGCCGCCCTTGGCAAATGCCACACCGGTAATACCGCTGCCGCCGGCATAAAAATCGATCAGGTTTACACATCCCGCCAAGCTGATGGATTTCTTCAGGTTTGGCACATTCTGCAAATTCAGGTGTTCCAGCAGCGTATTGTTGCCAACCGCAAAGTCGGTCATGTTTGTGTTGCGGTAGCCTTCGGTACCGTTGCCAACCTTCAAGTCGGTCAATTTCGCACCATGGCTAAAATCAACATACCCAGGGTAAAACCCACTAATGTCGCCAATGCTCTGTATCAGGCTGGCATTGTAAACATAAACCTCGGTATCGTTCATGGCTGCAATCGGGCACTCAATCGTGTAGGTCTGGCCGCGCTTACCACGCATTTTTACCGGGTTGGAGCCATACAAAACACTCACATAGGTATCTGCATACGGGCGGATATGGAACGTACCGTCCGGCTGCACACCTGTCCAGTTGGTCGGGGTATAGCCGCGGATCGTCATATCATCAGCCGTGCAGGTCGTACCGCTGTACTTGCTCGCAATATACTTTTCCTGATACTTCTGGTACTGGCGGCGCTGGTGGCGCTTATTGCCGTGCATCATCGGCAGGTAATTGGTCGTTCCATTGTCTTCATAGGTGCGGAAATATTTGCGCCGCATGTCCATGATCCAAAGTTTTTCGGGCTTCACATCCTGGTACGCCTCAATCTTGCGCAAAATACGGTTTGCACTCCAGGCCAAAGCGCTCTCACGGTTCAGGTACATCTTCTGCAAATCGTCCGCAAAAAGATCTCGTACCTTGCACCACAGCTTGCTGTCTGCCGCGTTAAACACGCTCTTGGTGCCAATGGTGTCGGTATCCTCATAGCCGTAAGTCAGTGTCAATCCGCCCTCATTGTCGTTGCCCTGGCAGGTATCGTTATCATAATCCATGCAAAAATCCCAATGGATCAGATCTTCTGTGTGGGGGAACACATTCTTGGCGCGGTTATCCACCATTGTGTGGCGCTCAGTGAACAGATAATAGAACAGTACACTGTCCTTGATGAAGTGGTCCTCAAAGTGGGCCTTAAACTCTTCGTCATCTGCATTTACTACCCAGGTCAGCAAGCTCTGCCAGGCATTCTTTGCCGCCTGTGTTTCTTCCTCGGTACACTTTTTGCTAATATAGCGGAACTCAAAGCTGTGGTCGCCGTCCCAGGTTTCCTGGCTCAAATCATCACTCAAAAAGCGGGTCTGGGCATCGGTATTGTTGTCAATCTCAACAATAACTTCCTTGTGGTTTTCGGGGTCCATGCCCTGGGTGTCATTGTTCTTCTTGCTGTTGCCAATATCACCGCAGGCGTAAAAATGCCACTGGCCATCCTTAAACACCGTTGCGTTCTCCACGTCCGTCTCCTGGATAAACACCACGCACGGGTAAAACGCCATCGTGTCGCGCACCTTCGGGTTCTCTTTCTTTGCCTTACGGGTATACGGGTTAAACGTGTTGTAATCATCTGCAATGCAGGCGTTATTTGCGTTTTCAGAGCTTGCAATATTTACCTTGATATTAAAATATTTCTCCGGGATACTGTTCTCTGTCAAGGTATAGGTGCTTCCGGCGCTGTCGTCGCCAAACGTAAATCCGCCGGAACAGTTAATATCAATGTTTCGGCCGCTCTCGCCATACGCATTGGAGCTGGTGCCCTGGCCTTTATGGCTGCCGGTCGCGGTCCAGTTATCCTCCACAGCGCGTCCGTTCTTGTAAATCTGCTGGATGGTGGTATTAAAAACCTCATTCTTTTTGCCGGTCGTAAAGGTCGGAGCACTGATCTTGATAATGCGCAGGTCCGGGCACTTCTCGGCCAAAAGGTCAGCATCCAGTTCGCCGCTCACGTTGGTAATATCGTTGCGGTTATAGCGTTCAATCATCAGCTCGGCGTTCTTGGCATCCGCAATAAAGTTGTCCAGGATCTCATCGTCCGACAACTCCATGCCGTAGGTTTTCATGCGGTATACCTGTACATCACAGTCCGCAGAGCCAATCGTAATGCCAACCGGACTTGCTTGTGTAAAGTTGTCGCTTGCATCGTACAGTTCCACCTTGCAGGGGATACCGTCGCACCATAGCACCATCTCTTTATACTTGCTGTCCGGCAAAATATTGAACTCAAACTCCAAAAAGTCATCTTCGCAAATCGGCAGCTCAATGCGGTTCTGCTGGCTGGTCAGGGTAATCTTCTGTGCCTGTACCGTCAAACCAACGTTGCCATTTGCGCAGGTTAGTGCCGTAGCATCGTAGTCTCGCACATTGGTGGTCTTAAACACCAGCTTAAAGTTCTTACCCTTTTTTTTGGCATCGTCCGCAAACAGCTTATAATCCAACGTGGCGGTAGTTCCGGCTTTCACGCAAAAGTAAGTATCGCCGTCCTCATCAATCTGGTAGCCGCCATTGCTCCAGTCAAAGTTGTCGCTTACCGTCATCGCGGTATTGCCATCGGTCCACAGGCGGTTTTCGTCCGCATTGGTTCGGCCAGCCGGGTTAAAGTCAAACATCAGGTTGGTTTTCACCGGCTCAATGTTAATACCCAGCTCGGTAATTTTTACATTGATGGTCTTTACCGTCTCGCCACAGGTAATGGTCAGCACATGGCTGCCAATCTCGCTGCTCTTGTACGTCCAGGTCTGTTTGGTGCGTCCTACCGTCAGCTTGCTGGCAACAATGCCATCCACAGCCAGGGTCACATTGGTGTTGCTGCTGGCCGGGTCATACACGGTATAGCTGATCGCAACATTGCTGTACTGCTTGGCACTGTAATCCAGCACGGCGCAACTGATAATCGGGGTATTATTGCCCTCTTCCACCCACATAATATCGTGGCGCAGGGTGTTGCTTGTTACCTGTTTGCCGTTGATTTCCGCCGTCATGCTCACTTCCAGCAGGTGGCTGCCGTGCTTCTGGGCGGGCAAATTGTAGGTCATCTGGCGGCCTGTCACTGCAGTGCTTGTTCCGCCAATCGCCTTGCCATCCAACTTAAAGCTGATGTTTTTGGCAATATTGCCATACGGAGTAAACCGGTAAGTTACTTCGCCTGAATAAAAAAGAGAGTCATCAAAAATGCTCTCCAAATAAAACTCAACAACATTAACCGACCAGTTCTTGCTGCCCACACTGCCCATGCTGTCCGTAACCTGCAGCCGCACGGTGTTGTCACCGCTGTGCAAGTATTGCGTCACATCAAAGGTGTTCTTGCCCTGGATGATGGTCGTGGTTGCCACCTTGGTGTTGCCCACATACCAGTTGCCAGTCGCATTGCCGGTGTCATCGCCAGCGTTGTCCACACTCGTAAACTTAAAGCTGATCAATGCACTGTCACCCTGAACTACAGTCAGGCTGCTGTCACCAATTCGTTCAATGGTAATGGTGCTGGTTGCCTCACCGCCACCACCGCCACCACCTTTAATGGTAACAACAGTCTTGGTTGTGCCATCTTCCAACAGGCTCAAATGACCGTCATCACTGGTGTAAGTAATGTCGTACTCATGGCCGTTGCTGGGCTTAATATCTTTGATCTTTTCCTGGATCTCTGCAATATCGCTGTTGGCCGTATCCACACTGCCCTGCAAAGCTGTCACGGTATTTTTGGTCACAGTCAAATCATTGGTAAATCCATCCAGGGCAGTTTTGTCCGCCTTATCAGCCAACAGTTTGTTGGTTGCTTCCTTATTATAATAATCACTCTGCAAGGTGTTCGGCAGGTCGCCCACACTATCCTGCAAAGCTTTCACAGCCTCGTTGTTGCTGGTCTTGTATTCATCCAGCGCTGTGCTTACCGGGTTTACCGCCGCGCTGATCTTAGCATCCACCGTCTTGCCATATGCGGTCGTCCACTCTGCGCTGGGATCGGTGCTTAAGGTTACAGTTTTAATCACTGCATCGCCGTTATAAAATGTTAAAGTACGGGTGCCCGCATCATACGCACAGTTAAAAGCCGCCAATCCGTCGATCCCGGAAATCTTACCTTCCAACAGTGTAACAAAGCCGTCCACTTCTTCCTTGTTATAATACTTGGCAAGCTCCGTGGTCAGCTCAGTTTTCTTGGTGTAGTTGGTGTCAAGGTCACTCTGCAGCTCCTGTTTAATTCCTGCTGCCGCATTCTGGATCTTATTATCCACACCCGCCGCAGCGTTGGCTGCATCCTGGGCGCTGGCCTGTGCGGCACTGGCATAGCTGGAAGCCTGGCCAACCTTCTCGTCCATCAGGGCAACAAAGCTTGTGTACCAGTCTTTGTCCGGTTCCACCATCTTGGTGCCACTCAAAGCCTCCAAGATATTCAGCTCGCCGTCCGGTCGTGTGCGCCACATATAGGTCTCGCTGCGTTCATTTACACCGGTTGCAGTGATCTCAAAACGCACTGTCCCCTTTTTGCTTGTCACACTATTTGTAACTAGCCAATAGAACCGGATCGTATCCTCGTTGTAGGTAACATTGATCGGCGTGGCATATGCTTCCTGCCCGTCCACATTCAGGTAATGCACCTGTAACATCATCTGCATCAAATCAATGCCGTCATATCGCCGCGGCATCTTAAACGGGATCACCTGGCTGTTGGTTTCCTGGGTAATGTTGATCTGGCTCTCGTCCATCACAACATTTTTCATATCGTCAATGGTCGAAAACGCATCATCGTTATATTGGCTGTACCACAGGTATTTTTCACTACGGGTGTAGCCGCCGTCATCATTGGCCTGCGCCTGTGGCATATCAACCACCGCGGCCATGGGGGCAGCCTCAGCCTGCAATGCCACAGGCTCTGCTTTGGCCGCCATCTCAGCCGCCATCCGTTTCGATTCTTCAAAACTTAATGCCATGTTTTCCTCCTCCCCTTTCTATTTTTCAAACAAACAATACAATATGGGCGTGGCACTTATCGCCATCGCTGTTCAGCTTCACGCGCCATTGGGTGTACACTGTGGATGTGTTCAAAGCCTGCTGCTTGTATACAGCCTGCAGTCCGCTTCCGCTATCCCACACGTCCGTCCAGTTGCTGCCGTCGTTGCTGGCCTGCACCCACACTCGGTTAAGTCTGTTTTCTGTTCCGGTCTTACTCACACTGACCACAACCCATGCGTGCTGGCAACCGCCAGTCGTCACCACGTTGCTGTAATGGTCGCCATTGGTTGTATCCTTATCAATCGTTGCAATTCGGCCTCCGGCTTTACCAGTCAGGTCGGCAATGCTTTCGCCGTTCACAATCTTATCTTCTGTGCAGCCAATCCCTTTGCGGAAATCGGCCAGGTTCACGCGCACTTCCGGTGCCCAAAAATTACCGTCACTTTTGTATGCACCCTCGTCAATATTACGCAGCGCAAAATACTCGCTGTCGGTTCCAAAACCCATGTCATGGGCAAAGCCATAGCTGCGCCTGGTCAGGGTACCCTGCGTACAGTTGCCATTCTTATCAATAAACTTCTTGTCGCTGGCCACATCATTGGCGGTTGCCGCATTGGTGGTATCATCCTCCAACAGGGCTTTGGCCGCCGTGCTTGCGGTTCCCCACAGCCACATCACGTTATCGTAATAGCAGCCACTGTAAATATCGTTGGTTTTCTGGTTATCTGTGGCTACACACAGCCGGGTCACACCGTCCTTTTTCTGCACGGTCATCTTGGTGCTCTCGCGCTCGCCGCCTTGCAGCTGGGTCGTGGCAGAATAAGTCTTGATAGATCCTTTCACCAACTTGCCATCTACCCAGGCAGTTTTTCCTTCCAGGATAGATTTTTCATCCGCAGTGCCCGGCGTATTGCTGCCCAGCCCGCTTGCGCTGATTGCACCGCCGCTATAATAGCCGGCCTTGATCTGGTAGCTTTCGCCGTTGGCCAACTCTGCCGTTACATTGCCGTAATTCTGCATGGTGCCGGTTTTCAGGGTTTTGTTCTTGCTGTAAAATGTCTGTCCTGCCAGCACCTGGTCCGGCAAAGCAGTTGTGGCAGCCAGCTTGGAAGCCCCAATGCCGCTGCCGTTAGTAAAATTTACAATGTTTCTCCTCGTATCGTACTGAAAAATCACCCACTGCCCAGCACCAATCGCACCGTCACCCAGTTTCTCTGTGCCGCAGTAGGCGTTGCTGGTCATGTCTTTGCCATTGATCACCAGTCTGTGCCCGTCACTGAACGCCGTGGTAAAATATGCTTTGCCGTTGGCTGCGTTGCTGTAACTGCTGCCGCTCTTGCATGTCAGGGTATGGGTCCCGCCGCTGTAACTGTATCTGTATTCATGGATCATCATGTCGGGGTCAAACTTGCCGTCAATGATGTAATTCACCGCTCCGGCATAATGCTGTTCCAGTGCAGTAATCGCATGTTTCACATGGTTAATGTCCGCCGCCTTAATAATGTATTTGCGCAGGCCGCTGTTCTGGTTCAGGTAATTGCTGGCCTCGGTATACTTGCCGTCTGCCAGGTACTTGGTGTACTGGGCTGCCGCTGCGGCATGGCCGCTGTCCAGGTCGGCATTGTCTTCAAACGTATCAATACCTTCCGGGAACTTTGTATAGGTATCTGCCATTGCTTATCACTCTCCTGTTTCATCTTTTACAGGGTACGGGTAATACGGGTAAAACCTCATCAGCGTCACATCCATCGTTCCCTGCCCCAAGCTCTTGTCAATCTTTTTAATAATAAATTGCACGGCTGTCTTGCCGCCCATGTAACGCGGGCAGTATTCAACCTTGGTGTTCACATCCAGCCACGGCACCAGCAGCATCTTCACCGTAATGCTGTCGGTCAATCGCGCCCGCTTCCATAGCTCGTATTCGGCCACATCCAAAATGCCGTCATCTGTGGTGTAATTGTCGTATTCACCGCCGCTCAAAACCACATTGCGTCGGCCAATTCGTTCAATGCTGAACGGGCTGTTCAAAAACTGGTCGTCTTCCTCATATCCTTCAATATCCGGGTTGGCGGTACTCACAACCTCCAAATTCTGGCAGTTCTCGGTTTCTTTCAGCTTGTCCAGCTCTTCCTTGCTCGGTTTTGCATCTTTCAGCATCACCATGGCGTGCGGCTGTACCTGCCCATAAAAATAAAAGCGCCCTTTGCCGCCATTCTCATTCGGGGAATAATCGGCATCGTAGCGCACCACATATTGTACTTTTGGTTTCATGCAGTCCTGCTTGGCCTTTTTGTTGTTGCCGGCTTCATCTGTGCTGATGGTATACAGGCTTAAAACATCGGTCACAACCGCATCGCTGCTCTCTGTTGCTTTGGCGCTGATCTTTATCTGGTACCCTTTGTCGGCATCGTACAGGTCGGCCACATTGTCCGGCGGCGTAAACAAAATCAGCTTCTTACCGCTCAATGCCAATCCAACCACGTTTAATGTTATGGTTTTCTTTGTCGTGTCCACCACCAGGTCTGTGCAACTCACATCTGGGCTTGCCGCAGCGCCAAACACCTCTACGCAGTTTCGCACCTCGCTGTAATCCACCGTTGCGTCTTCGCTGATGATCAAATCATTGAACACATCGGCATTCAGCACCAGCGGGTCATCCTCACAGCTTGGGATCTGCTGGCATTTGAACACATCATCCTCAAAAAATATTTCAAACGGGTAATACAAATCCCGTAACTGTGTCAAAATTGTCCACACACTGGTCGCCGCATCAAACTCCTGGTCATAAGGGATCGTTCGGTTCCAATATTCTACAAATACTTTGTTGATCCCCACTTCCTGTAATAGCTCCACCATCGCCCTGCGGATTCCGCCTCCGGCCTTAAACACGGTTTTAATACCTGTCAGCTGTCCGGCCAACGTGTCATTCAGCATTGCTGTCAGGTCCATGCAGTTAATGGTCAGGCTCCGGGTCTGCGTGTCATAGTTGTATCCGTTCTGGCTGAACACATATACCCCCTGACTGTACCAGATAATATCGTCCAGCATCGGGGTTTTCACACCAATGTAAATCCAAACATACTTGTTCATCCACTCGCTCTCGCTGTACTGGCTGATCGCATGTTTTTCGTCCAGCACAATGGTCGAAGTGTACGTTCGCCGGATGTCCGCATCTGCATCTACGGAAATTCTTCCCTCGGTCGTAATGCCCTGCAAACTGTCAATCGTCTTCATCCGGTCGTTCAGCAGGTCAATGCGGGTGTACAGCTCAATGTTATGGGAGTATAAGGTTCGTATGTCTTCTGTGCTTGGCACATACATCGCGCATCAACTCCCTTCAATATCTTCTGCAATAAACCCGTTGCGGTACAAATCGGTGCTGCTCTCCAAGCTGCCAATCTCCACAAAATCAAACGCCACGGCAACCTTGTCATAATGGTCACTGTAGCTGATACTCGGCTGGTTAATAATGTTTGCCATCCAGCTGCGTCCGTCAAACAGCTTCAAGATCTTCGGCTTCTTGTTGGTACACCAGTCCACAAACTGCTTGCGGTACCGGGCACCGCCATCCCCGTCATAATCATCCGTGTCAAAACTATATTTCAGAACAGTGGCCGTAAAATTGCCCTGCTCATAGTTCAGGTCGCTACCGTAAATCACATACGGGTAACGGCTGCTCATAGTTTCCACCACACTGTTTGGCTGTGTTCTGGTCGTACTGGTCACGCTGGCATCAAATAACAGGTGGTAACTAATGTCTCCGTCTGTCAGCACCGCACCGTCAAAGCTACTCAAAATCTTGTTCGTGAACATGTCCTGCTCGGCATCGTCAATAATCGGCACAAACGCATACTCATACTCGGTGTTGCGCCCATCTGCGTACCAATCAATATGTACCCAGTTGTTCAGTTCTTTTTCCCATTCCTTCAGGGTTTCATCATTCACCGGGGTTGGCCGGTGCTTGGTCGCTAGGGTAATCCAGTTATAGGTTCCAACCCGGCGTCGCTTTAACCGCATCTCGCTGATCTGTTCTGCCCGGTAGCGCAGGTTGCCGCCCAGGGTATCACCGTTAAAGGCCGCATAAATGGCCGTCTGGGCCTGCCATCCATTGTCCAGATTGTACTTGCCGTAATCCTTGTCGGCATCGCGGCTTAACAGCAGGTCGTCATAAACACCGTTCTGCAGCTTCAGCACATTCAGCGCCTCATTATAGGGCGGGTATGGCAAAATCGCATTCTGTCCCATTAAAATATCGGCTCCCACAATCATTCCACACCCCTCCTTTACTCCCAGTGCAGCTCAAACAGGCCGCCCTGGTTTTTCAAATACACCTTAAACCAACCGTTTGGCGCACTGGTTTTTACATTGCTCTGCAAACAATATCCGCCGCAGGTCAGTTCCAGGTAATAACATGTTTTCTTTTCGTTCGTCTGGTAGTTGTAAGCATTGCTGCTGTAATCGTCCGCAATGTCACGGCGGCACAAAAACAACTTCAAAGCATACGGATCTTCATCCATTGTCGGCATACTGATCCCGTTGCTCCGTTTGTTCCACAGCCCAATCAGTAGCTTGTTCCAGCGGTCGCTTCTCATGTTCAGCCCCAAGGCATAGCTGCTGTCCACCACGCTTCCTTCTTCCACATGGCTGCCTTGTACCTTAAATCCGTCTTTGAACGTCATGTCGGCCTTAACCGGGTCGGTGTCGTCCACCGTCAGGTCTACTGCCTGGTCCCCGGCCGATCCGCTCACATAGTGGTAATCATCCTTGTTGTCGTTGCGGTCCTTACCCTCAATCGTCACAACATAAGATTTCACCCAAATGCAGCCCTCTTCATAATGGTTTTCCAGCGCCACAGCCGCATAGCCGTCACCGCCCACATAGCCAATCAGCAGCTCACAAAATCCAGTGTCCAGCTTCATGCCGTGCTGGGTTATTCCCTGTGCTCTGGCGTAATAAGTCGTGTCATTGCGCAGGTTGCTGATAATATACGCCTTGTCCGGCACCCGCAGTGTCTCGCTGCTCTTCACCAGGCTCTTGCTGGCATCATACAGTTCAATCGTATATTCGTTCAGCTCTTCGCCCTGGGTGCTCTCGTATTGCACTGTAAACTCAAAAGCACTGTATTCAATGTTGGTTTTGTCCTTGGTGCTGATCTCTTTGAACTTAAATACCGGTGTCTCCACACAGTAAAACAGCAGAATGTCGCTCCATTCGCTCCACGCACTGTCTTGGCCGCACACCCGTACCTTAATGCCAAACGCCGCGCTGCTGTTTGTAATGCTGCTGGCCTTCAAAGTAAACTCGGATCTCTGGGTACTCACCTCACCGCTCTGGTAAGTTGGGCTGCCCAGTTCCTCTGCGCTCATGGCATTGGCCCAAATTTGCGCCTCTACCTTGGTAATCACACCAATGTATCGGAACCGGAATGTATAATCTTTTGTCGCATCAAATGCTGATACGGTATATAATGCTGGTTTGCTCATCCTCCCGCCACTCCCCTCCCTCTCTAAATAACAAAAGCCGCCCAACCAATTAAGGTCAGGCGGTTATTCTCATCTTTCAATGATGCTATTAGCTTATATTTATTTTACGTTTTCTTCCGGCTTATCCTCTGCTGCATCAGCCGGTGTTTTCTCGGCCTTTTCTGCCGCAGCCTTCTTAGCCGCTTCCATCTCTTCCTGTATCGCGCTCTTGCGGATATTCTGCACATCACGCAGCAAACTCTCCAAAATCAACTCCACTGCATACGGCGGCAATCCAACCTGGTTCACACCGTCACAAATGTAAGTCTTCAACTGTTCACATTTCAAATTAAAATTTTCCATCATAAAATCTCCTCGTAAAAATTAAACCAAAATGCCGCCAATAAACCGCAGCCCATGCTGTTTTAACTTCACGTCTGTCACATAACCCTGCGCATTTTTTACAAGCTCAATGCCATAAACAAACGGTACGGCCTGGGTACTTGCGCCAAGGACAGTCACTTCTTTGTTGCCATCCCAACCAAGTGTTTGGCCGCCCCAGTTGGTGGTACCGTCATAGATGTAAAAGCCCGGAACGCTGTTACCGGTTTTGTACAACTGTGCGTTTCCGCGCAACTGTGTTGTTGCAAAATCAGAAATAAGCATCTCGTCAGAGCCGTTCATTTGAGCTTTCAATCTTCCTTTAACAGCGCGGAACCGAATTTCGTTTGTTTCTAAGTATGTGCTACAAAAATACGAACGTTGTTGAGTTCCATCAGTTTGTGGAGTAATAAATTCAATCCCCTGAGCACTCAAATTTGAACTTCCCCCAAAAGAAGTCGTATCACTATCTTGTGCTTTAGCGTAACAGGCAAGATGTAGCAGAGCATCAGATATTGTAGTTGGGTTTTCTGTTCCATAGCTCGTGTCTTGTCCATGAAGCTGCGCAAGTATATTGTCGCTCGATTTAACAATAATAGAATTTTTATCAAGCGTTGTAACATACTGTCCATCTGTTGTATGAATTACAGAATTGTCCAGATCAAAATAAACATTGCCATCCTTGGAGCTAATCTTGCCCGTCTTGATCAAATCAGAGTTAATCTCACCAGACTTAATATAGGTCGCATTAAAATACACATTGCCATCCTCAATAAACATGCCCTGGCTTGCTCCATTATTGGTCAACCGGTTAAAGATGTCCTCCTGTGTCAGCTTTTTATCAACCGCATCAATCACTTCGTCCTTGTTCGTGTAATTGTCTTTTTTTACCCAGTCGCTGGCATCATATGCCTCGCCTTTTGCCTTGGGTTTTCCACAAACAAGCACTTCTGCCCCTGTGTACCACAAATCACCTTCGTCATACGGCGGGTCGGGGTGTTCGTCCTTGCTGGCATCTGCCGTGAACACACGCCGCTTTCCATCCGCCGTATCCTGTGCCTTGCTGGCCGCCTCAAGTGCATTGGTTACATCCTTGTCCTGCACCAATTCCCACTTGTAGCTGCCATCGTCACCTTTCATAAATCGGTATGCTTTGCCTGTCTTAGTGTTATAAAACAGGTCATCCACATGTTTTTCTTTTTCTTCATCTGTCGTCCAGCTCTTGGCCGGCTCGTTATCCAGCGTAGGGTCATAGGCGTAAAAGTACTGCTCGGCCTTGCTGTCAATCTGGTCCTGCATATCTTTCGTTACACCATCCACATAATTTTTCATGTCATCTTTGCTGGCGTAACTATCCTTTTTTACCCAGTCGCTGGCATTATATTTGTCACTGGCCGTGCGTGCTACCGTACAAACCAGAATGTCTTCCCCATTAAACCACAAATCGCCCGTGTCATACGGCGGCTCCGGGTATTCCCCTTTGCTGGCATCAGCCGTAAATACCTGGCGCTTACCATCTCCAGTGTCTTGTGCCTTGCTTGCGGCTTCCAACGTATCCAGCGTTTCCTTATCTGTCACTTCTACCCAGCTACCGGTTTTTGTTTCTTCGTTATATGTCCACTGCCAGCCTTTCTTGCTGTCGGTGTTATAAAACAAATCGCCGTTGTGCGCTTTCTTTGTGGTGTCGTCTTTCCAGCTCATAGCAGGCCAGTTCTCCAGCGTCGGGTCATAGTTATAAAAATACTGTTCAACCTTGCCGTCCACCTGTTCCTGCAGCTTGTCAACCTTATTCACATAATCTTTCAGGTCTTCCTCAACCTTGTCCTGCTTCAACAGGTTCCGGTCAATTTCATACGGCTTAATGTACAGCCGCTTAAAGTCGTTCTGCGGGGCAATCACAGCCACAGCATCGTTCACCTGGAACAGCGCATTACTCGCAATGGTGTATTCCTTGCCAAAAGCCGCCACTACATAGCCGCTGTGATCATCCAGCACCTTCACAATCGTGCCAACAGCTGTACGGTCAAACTTGGCATTGCTAATCAGTCTCTCGCAGTAACGCTTCACCTCTTTTGCCAGGTCTTTCAGCCCCGCAATGGCATCATCCAATGTGTTCTTCGCCATAGCTTTTCCTCCAAAATAAAAAAGCCGGGCAGCCACATAGGCCACCCGGTATATCGTCATCGTACTTATCGCTTAAACCAATATTTCTTTACATCTGATTTTTCATCATAACAAAGCTCAACGTATTTAATTTCTCCTCTGGGAATCATAACAATTCGGTCATCCATTGTTGTAAGGGCATTACCCTCTTTATCTAAAACATCATATCCAGATAAAAGTAATACGTTCTTTTTATCATCCATTCCAACATAAGAACCACTGAAATCGTTCTCGCAGTCTGTATAGACTACCATATTGGTTCCACGTTTATAGTCAATAACATCTTCCCACACGCTATCGCTTGGGGACCATTTGAACAGCTTATGTAACACCTGCTTAATTTTTACGTTCCTGCGCATAACAGAAAGAACGGCAGCAAGAACACATGCCACAATATACTGTAACTTCTTGGTTGGTACCACCTGCATAAGCAGAAAACTAATTACCACAGAATAAACCAGGTAATGTTGAGGCAACTGTTTGTCAAGCAGCCTGTTATAAATCCATAACATCAATAAACCAGGCACCACATACTGCAAAATAGCAGGAATCATGGCAACTAGCTCGTTTAAGTATTGTGTTATTTCCATCACTTATTTTCCTTTTTGTCCTCTGCTTTTTTCCAAGAGGAGCTATTTTTATTGTTCTTGGCTTCCGGGTTAAAAGTAAACTCCGTGTCCGGCTTGTTTTGGCTCTCAGTCTTTGCCATCGGTACAACACTTCCTACTTTATTATAATAGGGTCATTATACCATACAAAAAGCCGGACAACAACAATCTGTTACCCGATGTAAATTGACTTAATTATTTGACATACTCCCCATGTCTAAAGTCAGGGGATTCTAACCCCTGAAACATAGAGATTGTGCTTCAACGGAGCTGCTGGCTGATCCAGTCTTAACGCTCCTCCACAGTGGACGATGCCCCGTCCACAAGTTTGATTAAATTTTCAGGTGGGAATGCCCAGCTGGGTCAGTCCCATCCGTTTGATGTTGATAGCTGCGTTCGTGTCTCTATTCAGCGTGGTGTGACAGCAATCGCATATCCAGCTGCGTTGTTTGAGTGCAAGGTCTGTATTGATAGTCCCGCACACATGGCAAACCTTGCTGGATGGTGCCCACCTGTCGATTTTAACAACGGTGGAGCCGGCATTGCTGGCTACCCACTCAAGGATGGATACAAATTCCGCAAAAGCAAGGTCAGAGACCTTCCGACCCCACAGGTGTTTCATCCCATCGAGATTGAGGTCTTCGATGCAGATGATGGCGTATTCTCCAACTAATTCATTAGCAAGATTGAAGAACCAATCGCGCCTGCGGTTGCTGATGCGCTGGTAGATACGCTCCAAGTTGCGAATTGCGCGTCGGCGGTTTCGGCTGCCTTTCTGGCAGCGGGATACCGCACGATGGGCGTCTCGCAGTTCATTGAGCGATGCTTTATACCACTGGGGCGAGTCTATAACAGAACCGTCATCCAAATTGAGGAAATGCTTCAAACCGAAATCCATCCCGACAGCTTTACCTGCTCGCGGATAGATATCGTTACATTTCTGTTTGGTGACGATGATGAGATAGATTTCTCCCAGCGCATTGCGTTTTACAGTGAGAGTTTTGATAGTCCCCTCAACAGGGCGAGATTTGCAGTATTTGTACTCCCGTCCCATGATAGTGACTCTGTTACCAGTGTGGAAAGCATACCCCGCCTGCTTGAGTGTAAAACTCTTGTATCGTTCACGCTTGCAAAAATGGGGCGGGGACTTTCTGCCGTGTCGTTTCTGTTTTACATGGTTAAAAAATGCCTTGTAGAAATGGTCAATCCGCTCCACCACATCCTGGATAGCCTGGCTACCAAGGGCCTGCCACTCAGGATGGAGTGTCTTCTTAACCTTCGTGATATGCTTTTTCAGCTTGTTGGCAGAAAGGTGCTTTCCGTACACACGATAGTATCTACGGTGCATCGCAATACAATAGTTCCAGATGGAGGCGGCAATGTTGATACCGTCATCCAGATGCTTGTTCTTCTTGTTTTTATACAGTTTGAATTTGTATGTCTTGATGACGGTACGCATTTTGTCACCTCGATTCGTTTTTAAGATGTTTTAATGATACAACAATATTTTGTGGAAAGATTTAGGCGGCTTATATCCCCATGCCTAAAGGCAGGGGGTTTACGCCGATTTTTGATAAGGGACCTAACCGCTGATTTCTCTCGGTTGGTTTCCCTCTGTCCTGTTTGTAATTACCGCTTGCTGAACTCCTGCGCCATAATGGAGCCAATGTTCTGGTGCAAAATGCGGCCAAAATTCTCAACGTCATTTACACCGTTCATCACAATGTTAATGTCGCCAATGTGTACGCCGCTGCTGCCAGCACTGGTCAACTCAGCGTTCACATTCCCCATCCGCTTCAAAATAGCACTCTCCACAAAAGCTTCCGGGTTAATTGCCGCACTGAACAGCCGACGGGTCAGGTTTCCCGGCACAACGCCGTCCCCAACCTCCAGGCTGGTATAGCGTCCGGCTTCCGGCTGCCGCACAACAATCTCAGGCCCAGCCTCATCAACACGCGCACGTTCAAAGGCCGCAACGTTCATAATGCCGGTTGCATGGTTAGCGCGAGTGATCTCGTTTTTCTCCCATTGCAGCTCTTTCTTTTGCTTTTCAATCTCAGCATTATCTTCATTGTACTTTTTTTCCACTACCTTAATTTGCAACTCAAGGTCTTCAACCTCTTTGGTCTTATCCTTAATCTGCTTCAAAACATCAACATAGTGGTTCTTAAAGTCCGTCAGCACATCCATGCGCTGGCCCAGGATTTTTTCTTCCCAGTCAGCCCCAAGCCGCGCTACGGTATTGATTCGGTTCTGCTCGGTTTCGTAAGCATCCGCAACCTCTTCCCATTTGCTCTTATACTCTTCCAGTTGGTCAATCAGCTTCTTGTTCTGCTCGATCTGATCTTCCACATAGTCCGTCTGGCGCATGTTTTCCGTGTAATCAGAGGTAATTTTATCAATCATGCTCTGGTCCATGTTCAAGATCATCTGATCGGCATTGTCGCCGTACAGCTTGCGCAAAATCTCAAGGTTTTTGGCATTGGTATAAGCATTCTGGGCATCATCCAGCTTTTCTTTGTAATCGTTGTAAGCGTCAATCTTGTCCTGGTTGGCCTGCTTTTTGTCCTCCAGCTCTTTTTCCAGGGCCTCTTTTTCTTTGGTCAGTTTATCAATGGCGTCATTGTGCTCTTTGTCGCGCAAGGCATCATTGTAATCTTCTTCGGCGCTCTTAACAGCACTTTCGTCGGCTTCCCAAACAAAGCCCTTGCCCTCACGGTACACGCGCACATTCTTAGCGGCCAATGCAGCATCCAGCGCAGCTTTCTTCTGTGCCAGGCTAATAGCCTCTTCCTGTGCATCATTGGCCTCGTTCAGCTTATCAATCTCATCCTGCAGCGCATCAATCCGCGGTTGGTAACTGTCCTCCAATTCGTCATTGGCTTTTTCCAGTTCTTTGACCCGCTGCTCAATTACCCAGTTGGCACCATTGATGGCGGAATCCAGGTTGTCTTTGTCCTTCTCCAGCTTCTCTTTCAGGTCATCCCACTGGTGTTCCAGCCGGTCAATTTCTTTGTCAATGCGGTTGGTTACAGTCTTAATAATGCCATCCAGAACCGTCTGCTCTTTTTCCAGTTCCTTAATAACCTTTTCAATGGCCTCTTTCTGGTCTTCCAACACCTTTTTCTGTGCTTCATAGGTTTCTTTCAGCGCCTGGGCCTTCTTGTCCAATGCGTCAATCGCCGCACTTTGGGCATCTGTGGCACCTTTGTTACTGCTCTTGCCGGATTTAGGCTTGGCACCGTTAAAGCCGCTAAGACCATAGCCATTCATTACGGCCAAACTCTTTTCAAGATCTTCAAGCTGTTTCTGAGCATCTTTAGCTTTGGCTTTCTCTTTTTCTAGATTTGAATTAAGAGCAGCAAGTTTACCCGCTGCTTGTTCAACATCAGGAAGTTGCAAACTATTTCCGAAGCCTAAATTTGGATTAAAGGTTAATTTTTGACTGAGATAGTCGCTGCTAAGTACAGAACTAGCCGAAGGCATAGAACCAATCGCGCCATACAAAGTTGTAAGAATTTCAATTTCTCTTTGGTACCATTTAATACGATCATTTGTCTGCTGAATAGTTGCTTTTGTAGAATCAATCTGGCTTTGCGTTTGAGCAATCATGGCGCTCTTCATCGTGCCAAATTTACCTTCCAAAATACTCTGGCTGATACTTACAACACCATTCTCAACTTCCATGTCGTTGATCAGCTCAGGATAAACCGCCAACAATGCCTGTAAGGATTCACTGCTTAGATATCCTTGCTCGCCCATATCCTTAAAAGCGGATTCAAGAGCTTTGGTTTGTTTGTAACAGTTACTGGTACTATCAGTAAAGTTAGAGAAGAAATTCTGTAAATCACCGGCTGCATCAAACTGCCAGTCATCATCGCTACCATTACCCTTACTCTGCTCTTCATGTAATGCTTGCAACTGGGCAATAAGTCCTTCAGTACTAACACCATATTTATCTGCCAAGTCGGCAGCTTCTTTATAAGCATCACTGCCTTCTTTAATCGCTTGCCCACCATTGATAGCATCGTTCAGCGCCTTAACACTATCCTCGCCATCAGCAACAGACTGAGTAAAGTCGTTGGTAGCCTGGGTAATGAGAGGAATATTGTTAATGTATAGATTCCAGAAATTCAAGAAGGCTTGCTGGTCATCCGACAAATTTTTAATACGTTCTTGGTATTTGCTCTTGTCGTCATCTGAGCTAAACTCATTTGGGGCGTTATTGAGCAACGTATTCATCTCGGTATTAAAATCGTCGCCCATTTCTTTAATGTAATTACGCAAGTCTTCCTGAAGCTTATGAAATCCGGCAATTCGTGCATCGTATATTTCCTGAGGTATTTTTTTATTAGCAAGATCTTCATCAAGATGTTTTATGGCTAAGTCCGTTTTTTTATAATCAGCTATAACTTGCTGCAACCGTTCATGCTGATCGCCTTCATATGTTGCCTGAATACTAGGAACAACTTTTCCCGAAGACTTGTCTTGTTGATCATACACCGCTTCACGGGCATCATGAGCAGTTTCTTCAGCCAGCTGTTTTGCAAGCTCAAGGTTGGTTTCAAGATATTGCTTTTGCCGCACTAAATAACCGAAACTTTGTTTATCTACAATATCACCAGTGGTAGTGCTCCGGCACTCATCCATCTTAGCCTTGAGTTCTTCAATCTGCTTAGTCAGCTCTTCAACTTTCTGCGTGGCTTCTTCATGGGCCTGGCTCATTTCGGCGGCTTTGTCGCGGGCATGCTCATAAGGGTGAAACAAGTATTCATCTGCAAGTTTCACAGCAACACCAACAACCGCCGCTACAGCCGCTATTGCAATATTCCAACCAATACTCTTTAACGTTGCCCCCAACGCCGCTGTCACGCTGGTAGCCGTCCGTGTGCTGGCCGCATAAACCTTCATCACGTCATCCAAGTTGTTGGTGTTCCGCGCAACATCCTTAGCTACTTGGCTAGAATCTTTGAGGGCAGAATCGAGAATTTTATTTCTTGTGGCAGCCGTATCCATCTCTTTTGAAAGAGCTTTAACACGATCAATATAGCTTTGAAGTGCTGCTGTATCTGTGGCAACTTGGTCATTGTCCATAAATCCGGTGGTCTTCTTAAACAATTCTTGTATCTTTTGTTGTATAGATAATTATTGTGTGATATAATCATTATAAGGTTATAATTACTGTTTAAGGAGAGTGGAAATATGAGTGTCACAGCTGACTGGAGATACACAATTTGCCCTCATTGCGGCTATGTCAATTTTTATCTTGAACAGCCTAAATTTCCAATCTGTGAGTGTTGCGACTACGAAGACCCTATTGTAATGACATATGATGATTGTTTAGCCGTTGGTCGTTCGGTAAATTCTCAAAATGCGCTTGAAACAGAAGAAGCCCTTCGTGAAAAATATGTTTATCCTAGTGAACACTTTAGCAAAATAGCTTATAACCATATGCTAAAATATCGTGAGGAAGTTGAAAATAAAGCTAAAGAGGATATGGCTAATTTTGGAAATCCGCATACTCCCAAATGCCCCACCTGCGGCAGCACCGACCTGCGCAAAGTGTCCGTGGGTGCAAAGGCCGTGTCCGTGGGCCTATTCGGTATCTTTAGCCAGAAAGTTAAAAAGACTTGGCATTGTAACAGCTGTGGATATGAATGGTAATGCTGCGCAGCGCGGTGTAGGATAGGAGTAAGCCATGACAGAAAAAGAGCTGCAAGAGATTGACGCCCGCATTGCAGAGCTGGAAGCTCAAAGCAAAGAATATGAGCGGCAGATCAAAGAACTGGAAAAGGAAAAATCTAAAGCAGATGAAAAAATTTCTGATCTAGAAACACAAGCAAGCACATGCCGAGTTCTTAATTCTATCAATGATGTAACAGAAGAAAATTCGATGCAAGTTTTGTTATATAAAGATACTAGAACAACACCTATTATGAGCAAATTTTATGATTCCGATAAAAGTTTTTTAACAATCCCAGAATTTATGTACCCAAGAGCCTTCCTATTAGTTATAGCAAAATATCATTATGGTATACAATATATTGATTCCGGCATGACAATGACCGACTTAAAACAGGAAGGATGTTCTCCAGAAAGTCGTGTTAAAAAAATTGCCATGTCAGATCAAAAAACCAGAATGTCTGCCCTATACAAAGAATTATATAAAGTCATAACTAAACCAATAAACGCTGGAGATAAAATCCCGTTTGAATATCCCGTTCGCCTCGGTGGGCAAACATACAACAATCAAACTGGTTATGGCAGAACTTATTATGGTTATGACGAATACGAAGAAGGAACCTTGTATGGTGAAACTACAGGATTTGTTGTAATTGGCATAATCGGGAAAGACTGGCCTGTATATTAACATCCAACAATGTCAACCGCGTGTGCGTGAAGTGTAAGACGAGGTTCTGAGGATAAGGCGAACTATAAGAAAAAACCAACAGCATAGCCACTGTTGAGTTCTTTACACACCTTATCAATTATCAAACCAAGATTTCTTTACCTTAGAATCTTCAGGGTAAGTCAAGCTCGTATATTCAATTCTGTTCAACGGCACAGTGGCTATACTGCATTCCGGCGTGTCAAACTCGTCTCCTGTCGCATTATAGAGCTTGTAATCCTTTACAATTACTCCCATGGCATCTTTATCAATTCCAATATATATACCGCTGACAATCCATTTATCAGTTTTAACGTAAATATAGGTGCCCTTTTCGTAGTCTATCACATCGTAAAAAACAGTTTTACTGGGCGAAAAGGATATCGTTTTTTTGAAAAGATTTTTTACCCAGGTGGTACGGCTCAAGACATACACAATAAGAGCTGCTACAACTGCAATTACAAAATCCCATACCACATTATTAACACAAAGAACAAGAATAAAGCTAACTACAACAGAACACATAATATAATGTTCTGGTAGTTTTTTGTCATGCAATCGCGTATAAATCCATAAAAATATAAACCCTGGCGCAATGTATTTAAGTACCAAAGGCACGGCTTCAATATAACTAATTATATCCGTTGCTGTCAATTAGCATCACCCCTTATCATTTTTTGGTTTTGACGGCTTCTGGATATCCTCTTTTCGTGTTCCTTTATTCTTAGGAACATAAGTGAATTGCTGGCGGCGGATCTCTTCTTGTTTCTTTTCAAGCTCAGTCATTATACAACCACTCCTTATTGATTGTTGGAATAATTATATAATAGCATAGGTGTGTAGTTAATACAACATTAAACCGGTATTACCGAACTATAACAGACATTAACATATACGACATTCCTATGGTCGCAAAGAAACATAAAATAGCTAAAGCGAAATCTCCACCGTCCATAAAGCTCACCTCATAAAAGGAATAAATCATGACACCTGACGAAAATCTACAGGAGCTTCAGACTCAAAATACAGAATCTCCTGCACCTCAAAAACATAGGCTACCTACTATCCGTTCTGCCATTCCTGCTGTTCTTATAAATATTACAACGCTTGCTATCGCCGCTCTTTGTTTCTTTGGTTGGTATGATAACCAAAAGCCTATTCTAATTCAATCGGGGTACGATCAAGGCTACTCCGAAGGATACGACATAGGACATCAGAACGGTTATGACGCCGGTAACTCCTATGGTTATGATAAAGGCAAGTCAGACGGCTATGATGCTGGTTATAGTGCCGGTAAAAAGAAAGCCTATACTTCCGCATACGAAGACGGGAAAACGGCAGGATATAATCAAGGCTATTCCATTGGAGAACAACACGGCAAGGAAGAAGCCAGCAAAGAATCATATAACGAAGGATATGAGGCTGGCAAAAAAGACGGATACAACAGCGGTTACTCTGCTGGTCAATCATCGGTTCAATCTTACTCTACTCCCACTTCTTCTGAAACAACAAATTCAGCATCTGTGATTACCGATAGTTACACAGTCTATGTTACCAAAACAGGCTCTAAATATCATCGTGCAGGTTGTTCCTATCTTCGTAAAAGCAGTATGGCTATGGATCTATCAGAAGCACGAAAATACTACACGCCATGTAGCCGTTGTAACCCTCCGTCTTAAATTTTGAAGATTGACGATAAGCCTTCCT